GAAGGTTTTTCCCAAGTACGAAGCTCTGTATGGCGTGTGGTCAGCTGCATGACATGCCGTTAAATAAGAGAACTTTCCAGTGCTCTTGTAATGGTGTCTCTATTGATAGAGACCTTCACGCAGCTCAAAATATACTACGGGCGGGTTGCCCGAACGTCAAGCCTGTGGAGAGAGAAGCGCTGATTCTTGGGCAATTGCCCGAGAATGAAACTACTTTCTGGGAAGCAGGAAATGTACACAAATTCAATGGGTTTGAAGGAGCCCCTTGTAACTTTTTGTAAGTTACATAAACCAGTCAATATGCTTAAAAAAATAATCGTTCTGGGGTTTCTCTTAGGGATCGCCCCAACTGTCTGGGCGCAAGGGTTCTCTACTCCGTTTGGGACTCAACCTGAGATCGCGATCAGCACCGACTGCTCTTCATTCATTGCTGATGGGAAGCTCTGTTGGGATTCTGACAACGATCTGCTCTATGTTGGAAACGGTACTACCGCGGCCTTGGTGGATATCACCAGCGGTGCCGACACCCCATACACTACCACCAGCACCGTAACTGACTCAATCCGCTGGAACGCTGCCGGGACAGCCGGGGATGGGGTGTATTGCGGATATGCCAACCTGGTTCAGATCAACTCCGGGCCGTATCAGTATTCCATCATTTGCCAAGATAGCGACAGTTCCACCATCTACGGCAACACCGTCATGCGCGACGGTTGGAACGCCGGGACGATCACTTTTGAACTTGAGTATGTCCAGACCGCCGCCGACACCGGGCCGTTGAACTCAGATATTACCTGCGCCTGCCGAGGGCCGGGAGAGACGATCAACTCCACCTGGGGCACGGAGATAGCCATCGATGACGCGGCTGTGACCGGGAGCAGCGGAGTGGACCATACGACATCCGCCGCCGTGACCTGCAACGGGCCATGCGCTGCCGGGGATACCCTCTATTGGCGCTGGCAGATGGATGCGGCCGGGACCACGACCGCAGTGGCGACGCTCAACATTTTAGGCGTCAAGGCCGAGTATACTGCAATGTTGGGGGATTAAGATGCGACGATTTCTCCATACTCTGCTGGTCGCCCTGCTGATTGCGGGGCTTGGTCTTCCTGCCAACGCTGAGCAGTTCATCGGTGGTGCTTCACAACCGCAGTTGACTGCGGACCTGATCACCTCCCTTGAGTACAAAGGTACTCCGACCGGTGGCACCGCCACCTTCACCCGAGGTTCCGCCCGAGTCTTCGAGGACTGGGAAGGCAACTACGTCCGCACCACCAACGTAAACGAGGCAGTATTCAAAGCCCGGCGGGTAGCGAACCTGCTTGCTGCGGATTCGAGTGAGGATTTCTCGGTCGCGAGTTGGGGCACAACCTCGGCAACTGTAGCGTCTAACGGGGATGGGTCTTACAGGGTAACAGCAACAGGAGCAACCGCGAATATCAGACAAGCGGTTACAGTTTCTAGCGGAGATGTGCGGACATTCAGAAACTCCATCTGGATTAAGCGGGCAAGCGGGACCGGGACAATATCGCTGATGGACCCAAACCTTACGGCTGTAGGTGTACCAGTAACCAGCAGTTGGGTAAGGTATAGTGTGGCAGATTTTGGGTTAGCATCGTCCGCTAATATAAGAGTTATCATAAGCACCAGCGGTGATGCAGTAGATGTAAAAAACGCTCAGCTTGAGGAAGTCACGGGCCAGAGCATAACCGCACCTTCTGAGTACAGATCAACTCACCAGTATTATGGGGGTCAACCTCATAAAGGGGTGGATTTCCTCGCATACGAGAACGGCAACACGGTAGATGCCAACGGCGTTGTGACCGAGGCCCAGGGCGAAGCGATCCCCGAGGCCCAGCTTACCGGATACCAGTATGACGGAGCGAGCACCAACAAGATTGCCGGGGCTTACAATGCCGTTGGGCCGGATATGCTGTCCACTACGAATATCTATGCAAGCTATGATTTTACGAGTGGGTGGAGCGCAAGCAGCGCGACGATAAACGATGCGAACACTTTTACGACTACGGGCGCAAACGGGAAGATATATAAAACAGGATCAACTAATACCGGGAAGAGATACAGGCTAACAGTCGCAGGTACGGTTTCCACCGGTGTTTTTGAGGTTAGGAGTCCTAGTACCGGAGCACTGTATATGACGGGCTTCGGAACGGTAGATTTTACGGCTGATGCGACGATCGGGCCGCTATTGCAGACCGCTACAAGTGGAGCAGTAGTAGACATCACCGCCCTCACCTTGTACGAGATCGGCGCTGCAAACCTCGCAGGCACTTTCGTCTCCGGCCTCGGCACCGGGGCAAAGAACACCGCAGCAGCTACCGCAGCTATCCCCGGCCAAACTCACGGCGGGACCGGCTCGACCACTGTCACCGATGTCAGCGCGGTAATCACCAATACCAACAAGTACAAGAGATTAACCCCAGCTACGAAGTGGTACGTCACTACGGCCAGTGGCGGGGATGCAACGGTGGACTTTACCGGGGCACTCTCTGCTGCGACGCATACCCTCTCTCTGGTTGCCTACGGGGCCACGGCAAGCGATGTGCTGACCCTCGGTACAAATACAGTCGGAGGTACCCCGCAGACCGTAACTACTGCGCCTGTGCTGTACTCGCAGACCCTGACCGCGAACGCCAGCGACACCATGCGCCTGACCGTAGCCGATGGCGACACGATAACGTGGTGTCTGATGCAAGCGGAAACCGGCTACGTCCCAACAAGCAGAATCGTCGTGGAGGGTGCCGCTGCTTCTCGGAGTAGAGACAACTTGACCATCCCGGTTGCAGATGGCACGAACTTCAGGCAACGGGAAGGTACTGTTTCTGTTGACATTACCTGGGGGTTCGGGAGTGCGAGTATTCCTGTGGCAGCATATGTGCCAATTTTTAGTTTATCAAACAGGGTTGATTCAATTCTTTATTTACAGAATTCGGCTGGAACTGTCTACCTGCGGAACGATGATTCTACAAATGCTCCATTCGTCGCAACAGGCGCGTTCGTTACTGGAGACACTGATGCGTTAGAGACAACCTGGTCAGTAAGCAAAAATAAATTAAGGACTAAATTTAATGCAACCTGGTCTTCGGCAACTGCGTATGATGGTAGTTACAATTTAGGTACATCGTGGGTTTTAAGTTATAACGGAGCCTACCCCTTCGCCCTCAAAAACCTGCGGGTATTAGGCACCGCTGATCCGGGAGGGATGTAATGCGCTTCCGGTTCGACTGCTGGCTCATTGCCCTCGGGTGCTTATGCGGGTTGGTTTTGATCTGCAAGATAGCGCAGGGCGATACGCTGGTTGTTTCCGGCTCATGGGCTGAACGGAATTGCCACCAGGAATGGTCAATGTGGGCGCTGAATGCAGCAAGTCAACTCCCCGGCCCAACAACTGCACTCGCTACCCCGATTGGACAGGCAGTAATTGATAACGCGGTTGGAAAATCTAATTTTTACATGGCCGCGCACAGTGACCACTACATATCATGGCCCGGATGCGATATGGTTGATCCTTGGAAAGATGAGTTAAGGGCCGACGCATTCGATATCAAGGAGCCGTTTGATTTTGCGTTCATCGCCGGGTGCGGGGCGTTGTGCAGAACCGGTTTTGGAACTTTTGCAAACATCGCAATAGATGCGGTCGGATACTGTGACATGGCCGCGCCTCAGTGTGCGGGCTGCTGGTCTGTCAGCGCGTTGTCGTTTCAGGACTTCATGTTCATGGAAATGGCTGACGGGCGACCAGTCGGTGAGGCACACCAGGCCGCGCTGAATCGGTTTCCAGAATGTCAGGGGTGTATCAGGTACTCGCACCACGATATGCCTATTCCTACACTGGAGAAAAATCAGATAGTCATGACAATAATAGTCCCGTGGCTGATGAGGAAACGATGATGAAAGCCCTGTTGCTGACCGCCCTGCTGCTCATGTCAGGCTGTACACTCGGTCTGCCGCAAAACAACCTGCTTCCGGTCCTGGTGGAGAAGCACGACAACAAGCCACTGGACCCGCTGACCGAAGTGGATATCCGGGCGGAAGTGATCGGACCAGGCGTCTATACCAACTGCGGGCCGAAGGGGTATCTGGCCCTCATCACCGGCGGGGCTCTGTTCGGGTGCGCTCGGCTCGGGTGCGCAGGGATCAAGAGGTGGCAGACAGATAAAATCTGTACCTGCCAGATATACCTGATGTTCGACTGGGATACGATCCGAAACCACGAATACAAGCATTGTCTTGGGTATGGCGAATTATGAAATTTATTCTGTTGATAGCCTGCATTATAGCGGCCCTTGCGGCTGGCGATACATGGGGAAAAATCAAGGAACGGAGGAAAAAATGAAACACATTCTTGCGCTGATACTGGCGCTGCTGCTGGCCGGGAACTGCGAGGCGTATTCCATGGGCTACTTCCCGAAAGATGACCCGCCGGCCGTGCCTGTTCCGGTTCCAGATCCGGTGCCTACTCCAACGGTAACGACCGAACAGGGTACGCGCTCCATCTCCGGGAACGAGGTTGACTTCTACTTCAGCAAGCCAATCACGAGCTACGGCAAGTTCGACCTGCGCACCGGCGGCAAAAAGTACACGATCAAGGGATCGTACAAGGACGGTAACATCGAGGTCCGCAACTCCCAGACCAAAGGTAATATGGTGGTCATTGCCGGGCCTGCATATAAGGGCGCAACTGCTACCGTGATTTACCCTTCAACCGATGCGCCGACTGTGCCAGACGCTACCCCGCCCCCGGTGACACCCCCTGCCGATGAAGCGACGACATCAAAACGATTTGCCCATATCAACCACATGTCATGGCGCGGCCAGGGCACCACCATCGTCTTCTGCGCCGGGGATGACGTAACCAGCGTGACCTTCCACGACACTGCGTTCCACTTCCACATGAAAGACGGACTCGACAAGGGACCGGGCAGAGAGCAATGGACCAACCATTACTTCCGGGGCAAGAGTGAAACCGGCACAGCTGGCATGTTCGTCTGGACCATCGGCGGGAAGAAATATCAATATTATTCCGATGGCCGGGGTGATGGGCTTACCGATTATCAGAAGCATACCGGCGACTGCTACCAAAAATATAAATGAGGAGGGGATGATGAAAAGGGTATTTTGGATTCTTCCGTTGATGCTTCTGGCCGGCTGCGCTGATAGTAGCCGAAACCTGACGGTACAGGTGTATGGCGGCGGGGTGTTGACGATCTGCCACTCTACCATTTCGCCGGAAGTGCTGAAGTCTGGCACCGACGAGCGGGCCACGAATACGCCGTCGATTTCGCCGAACTTCCCAATTGTTCCGTGAGGAGGACCACATGACTATTATCGAAGCAATGGATGGAAAGAAAGTCAACGCCAGTATGGTGCTTGTCATCGTTGCTGCTTTACTTATGCCGGTGATCGCTGACGGGGTAGCCCTTGCCGGATATCCAGAATGGGCGGCACTCATCCGGCGCGTTGCTGAGATATTTGTCGGCGTCGGCGCAGGCGGCGGGGTAATCGGGCTGGCGGACAAGGCCAGGAAGTCTTCAGGAGCTGACTAATGCAATATGCCAGGTGCAAATGTGGGAAGCAAGAGCGGTGGGACTCTGGCTATCCAATTTTCCCCTGCCAAGGGTGCGAAGACTGCCAGGCTACTCTGGCAAGAGGGCCAAGCGGGCATAAGCCACTCGCTCCTCACAAGATGCAGCGTCACGAAGAAAAGAGAACTGTTGACGGCAAGGAGGTGTCTTCACGAACTTGGGACGTGTGCTCAGTCTGCGGAGATATAGAAGAAGTCAAACCGGAACAGTCTGTGATCTCTTAGATCCGGGCAAAGGAGTGGTGAGGTGATGGATTTTGATACACTGGTAGCGGTTGCGGCGCTGTTGGCTTCGGCTTTGGCGATTATCACTGTCTGGAGAAAGTCTGGGGCGATCGAGGGGAAGATCCTTGAGCGATTGGATAACCAACAGGAGTGGCTTCGAGGACATGAGCAACGGCTCCAAGGGATCGAGCAGGCCAACTACATCACTGAAGAGATCCACGAGAAACAGTCACTCCGCTGTGTGCAGAGTATCACCAAACAAATTGATGAAAACCACTCGAACCTGGCGAAGCTCGAAATAACTACCAGTACAATGGAGGCAGCCAGGCACAGTGCCAGAGAGATCGACAACCAGCGTTGGTGCAGGATTGAAGTGACTCTGGGAAAGTTGGAGGAGTTCATCGCGACGTTGAAAAAGGGTAATGGAATATGACTGTCATCATGAAAGACGGCACTGAGGTGCTCGACAGTCGGCTCGGGCGGCTTGTTGACTTCGACGCCCGGAGCAAGGGCTTTCCGATCAGGTCAACTTTTGAGACCAAGACGCCGAGAGCAAACTACTGGCGGTGCCGTTTACGTCTTGATCAGGGTGTTGATGGAATGTGTACCGGTGCCGGCGTTTCTCACGAATTGGCTGCCTGCCCGGCGGAAGTTCCCGGGTTGGACATCAACTTCGCCCGGGAGAAAATCTACTGGGAAGCGCAGAAAGAAGACCCTTGGGAAGGAGGAGCTTACCCGGGGGCCAGCCCCAGATATGAGGGGTCAAGTGTTCTGGCCGCGGTAAAAGTGGCCCAACGACTGGGCTATTTTGATAACTATCGCTGGGCGTTCAGCCTACAGGACCTGATCCTTGGTGTAGGCTACAACGGGCCTGCAGTCATGGGCACCGTCTGGTATGAGGGCATGTCCGACCCCGACGTCGACGGCTTGATCCGGCCCGCCGGCCGGTTAATCGGCGGCCACTGCTACCTTATCGACCAAGTCATTCCCAAAAAGAAACTGTTTGGCGGCCTCAATAGCTGGGGCACAAAGTTTGGCGTTGACGGCCGGTTCTACATCTCGTTCGACGATATGGAGATGCTCCAGCATGAAGGCGGGGAAGCGGTATTTATGTTGAAGCGGCACTGCAGGCCCAGAGGGTGAGTTATGTTCAGCGGGCGAGTCAAAGCTGAGTGGCTGGACGACGGGCGCAACATGTGCCTGCTAGAGACGTTGACGTTTATCGACTCCGCTGGTAAACTCTGGGAGGCACCGGCCGGCAGTGTGATCAACGGCGCGAGCGTCCCCGGGATCTTCTGGCAGATCATCGGCTCTCCCTATACCGGCAAGTACCGTCGGGCCGCTGTGATTCATGACGTCTACTGTGGCTGCCGCACCGAGCCGCACCGGGCCGTCCACAAGGTGTTCAACGAGATGATGGAGTTTGACGGCGTGGATGATCTCCGGCGGATCAGGATGTTCAAAGCGGTCTGGTACTTTGGCCCGAAGTGGTCGCCGGCCCTGCGTCGAACTCAAGATCATCCCGAGATGCTGCCGATGAACTTGGAGGTTATAACAAAAATATTGGATGCTAAGCCGTGGCCATTATAATTCCGTTCACGTCGACGATACTCCCGACGTCTGGCGCCCTGAGAGAGCAGCAGAAACTCCTCGTCAGGGCGTCAGGTTGGCGGCCACTCCGGGAAGATTTTATTGTCGCCCACCCGGCCTGTGCCGCCTGTGGCGCCGTCGAGCTTATGATGCAGGTGCATCATATCAAGTGTGTCCACCTGTTTCCGGAACTGGAGTTGGTCTGGGGCAATCTGATCACGCTCTGCAGCAAACATCATCTGATTCTCGGACATGGAGGAAATTGGAAACTCTGGAACAAGAACATTGTCGAAATCTGCCGACTGATGTCGGAAGGCGTCGTGGTGGGTCGTGAAGATCTCCGAATCGTCGCATAAAGACTGCCGGTGCAATCACGGCACACCTGTCGGGCGGAACTGTCCGTACTGCTTTGCCGTTCTACGAGTGGGACAGGCTCAGGAACGGCTGACCTTTATTGATTTTTCAAGTTTTGTCCATCGCAAGAAGGCCCTCTCCGGATCAGGAAATGGCAAGGAGTAGACTAATGACGAGGCCCGAAAATACCCCAATCCTGACTCTGACAAAGCTGTTGCTCCGCTCCTGCTCCACCTGGGAACAATACTGTTCCGATCTCGAGTACATCAAGAATTTCAGGAGAAGAAATGAATTTTCCGGAAACATTTTTATTCGCGATGGTGTTCCTCTTTCAGGAAGAGGGGGGGACTAACGCTGATCCTCTGGACCGTGGGGGCTTTACAAACTTTGGGCTCTCTGAGAAACAGTACCCTGACCTCGACTTGAAGAATATTACTCGGGAGCAGGCGCTGGAGATCTACTATCTTGACTACTGGCTCAAGCAACAGTGCCACATGTTCTTGTCGCCCATCGCCGTCGCTCTGTTCGACTCCTCGGTGAACTGTGGCCCGGGCACGGCCGCCAAGTGGCTGCAGAAGTCAATCAACCAAGGGAACAACTTTCTCAACGTCGACGGCAACGTCGGGCCCAAAACGATCTTGGCGTCAACCGGCCCCCCGCCGTATCGAGTAGCCGGGGGGCTGATCGGGTACCGAGTGAGTCACTATGCTGACCTGCTGGACCGGTACCCGGAGCAAGTGCGGTTTATCAAAGGCTGGAACCGCCGAGCGGGCCGGCTGTTGAATTATATTTGAGGCAGCTTTCCAGACTGCCGGATCTTGTTGGCTTTCTTCTTGGCCAGCTTGTAGACCCTGCGCCCGTCGCTGGCGACGATTTGTAACGTCCGTGGATGCCGGAACCTCTTAGGGTCGTCGACGTTGACGTTGACGTCTCGGAGGGCCTTGCGCAGTTTCTTAATTGATTTCCCGCTCATCGCTTTGCCTCCTGCATCGCTTTCATAATCTTCAGCATCTCGCCAGCTTTCTTCATCCGTGCTTGGTTGAACGCCGACGTGATCATAAAGGTACACATATAGAGCCAGGCCGGTACCAAGATAAAGAGCCCCAACACAAAGGCCACGAATTCATACCATTCCATTATTTGATCCTCACAGTTTTTGGGTCAGTGTACCTCCCGGCGTCGAGAAGATCTATGATCTCCCGAGCTTTGGTATACACAGGCTCAGGATCAGACGTCAGCCCACGAACTCTGACCAGGACCTTTCCTCTTTTTGTCCCCTTCCCGCTGGACTTTTTCAAAATTGGGAAGACCCCAACAGAAAAAGTCTCCGAGTTAAAGGGCTCTTTGCCAGGCGTCCAGCTACCGTCAAACCCATGAAGAATCTTTTCCATACATCCGCCTCTCATATTTGGTTGGTTCAGGGATCCGGCTCAGGTTGTGATCCCGAGGCCGGCCTTTCAGGTTTCCCCAGTTTGATTTCATTTCCAGCTTGTCTTGGTACTCTTTCAGGTTATTCTCGACGAGCTTCCCGACGATCCACGTCCTGGGGTTGTCGGGCCCGTGCTTGTGCAGTCTCTTAGCAAATGACGGGACAGAGACCTGAAGCTTCTTAGCACAGTAAGCGTATGTCTGGAGGCCCCACTCAGGGGTCTGTACCGTCCGGGTGGCCAGGGGTTCACGGGAACTATATTCTCGCAACTTGGTGTACCGATCCCAAAGCGGCCGGCCGTCGGTTACCCACCGGCACATCACCGGCCCGGTCACGCCGACAATATCAGCGGCAGCCTGCCGGGTTGTTTCGCCAGACCTTATCTGCTCTTCCAACGTGTTCAGGATTTCTTTTGTCAGCCTGCGATTCAGCTTCATCACCCCTCCTCACATCATCAAGGTTGCTCTTGCGATCCGGTCCGTCAATCGGAAGTCATACCGCCGATCGGCACAGTTGGTAATTTCTTCTTCGTGGCTCACGATCAGGAACTGGAGGTCGAACTCTTTCGACAGCATGCGCAACATCTCCGCCGCGGCCGGCTGGAGGTCCTCAGACAGGTGGCGGAAGGGCTCGTCGAGCAGGATGAACGGCGCCGTCGAGGACAACAGCCAGTAGCTGATCCGCAAGGTGAAGGAAGCGACGTCGGCAGCACCGTGGCCGGCACTCTCCAGCGGGTCGTAATCCTCACCGCCGCGGGAGAACAATAGGTCGCACTCGGTAGAATTCCTGCGCTCAACGAACTCCACCTTGAATTCGTAGGGGTCTGGGAACACTAGCGATAGCGCCTGCGTGACGATGTTCGAGATCTTGTATTTGAGCTGCTCCTGCGTCAGGGCAACGGCCCTCTGGATCAACCCCCGGCAGTCAACGGCGAGCTTCTGCTGTTTCTCTGCGCTGACGAGCAGGCATTGCTGCGCGTCGGCCTGCTGCCGGAGATCCTCGATCTTCCAAAGCTTCTTGTCGACCTTCTCCTTGAACTCGGCAAGTTTAGAGGAGTGCGGCATATCGCGTCTCCAGATCCTTGACGGCGATGTCGATCTCGACGTCGAGCTTATCCAGTTCCTCATCCATCTTGGCAATAGCTTTGTCGGCCTCAGGCACAGTGTCATAGCCCAACGTCTTCAACTGGTCGAACGCCGACTCCAATTGGCCTTCGACCTTGGCCTTCTCCTTCTGCTTTTCTTCCAACACCGACTTCAACTTCTTCAGTTTCTCCAAGCTCATCGAATACCCTCCAGATTTTTTCGTGCCGTGGTTAATACATCCCTTGTCATTGCGGCTAGCTCGACGTCTTCAGCCTCAGCAACGACACCGTCGAGGATCTTGAAGAAGTCAGGCCGGTCTTCCTTCTTGGCCATGGCATCCCGCAGACCGTTGGTACTGACGGAAATATCATGCTGGGCCTGTTTCTCGATCCGCTCATCATTCCAGACGTCGCTCTTGACGTCGAGGTACAGAGGTTCAATCTCCGCGGTATCAGTGTCAATCAAGTACACCCGGGGCCGGTAATCCCGTTTATCAATACTGGACCTGAGCATGGGCCCGGGGTTGACCAAGAACGCGCCGTCGCGCTCAGCGATGAACGGATCGTGATAGTCGCCGGAGAGCACGAGGTCAAAGTTATACAGGGTCTCCAAGGTCTTCTGTGCCGGCGTGGCGTCCTTCAAGAAAAACGGCGGCTCGCCAGGGGTGATGGTTCGGTGCAAGAGCAAGACGTCGACGATGTTGTCGGTCTTCTCCATGGGCATGGGAATATCCTGACCCCAGCCAGAGCCGTAGAACCTGACGTTGCCAATGGTAATGCCCAGAGCGCCAGGCACTTCAATACCGCCACCGACGAACAGCGTGTAGTACGGCGAAGTCTGCAGGTTCGGGTTATGGTAGGTCATGTCGTGCTGACCGTGACACGCAAGGACCCTGACCTTCAGCAACCTGATCATCTGCAGGACCTTGTTCGTCAGTTGATACGGGATCTTCGACAACTTCGACGTGTCCCACAGGTCCCCGGAGACGGTCAAGACCGCGTCGTGTTCCTTGACCAGGGCGAGGATCTGGCTGAACTTATCCAGCACGGTAGCCTCGTAGTCGTCAATCCTATTGACTGGCCGGGCGGTTGTCATATGGAGGTCGGCGGTGGCTATGATTTTCATATCAAACCCTTCTTCTCTACCAGCCATTCCGGGATCACCAATGTCATAGTGCCGTCGACAGGCATAATCTCAGTCTCATCATCGATCTGTGATTTGGGAATCCAGTAATCTGTCTCGTCATCGTCAGTGATGCAGATTGCCAGATCAGTCTCAGCTACCAGCCTGCAATAGATTTCAACCATCTTAACGTCGGTCATGCGAATCGCCCTCCGTTGACAGGTTTCCCTGCACTGGCCCCGGCCGGATCGGCTTTCCAATCCCGGGCCAAGACTTGAGCAATCACAGCCGCGATCTCTTCCTCGGCGTCCAGCCCGAGAATAGACAAAAGCTGCAGCCCGTAGATCACTGTGTCAGCAACCCCGTCAGCGATCTCTGCCTTGTTGAGGCCATTAACCCCACCACGGATGCCTTGGGTTCCTTTCAGAACGTGATGACAGACCTCACCAACTTCCTCAGCCATACCCAGAGCGCACTTGAGAAGGTCGTCATTATGGCTGCCAAAGTTTCTCTTCTGCCACTGGTCAAGTTCTTTCTGTCGTAGATCAATCATTCTCGTGTTCCTTTGTGTTGGGTTTACTGGCAGCTATTTCCATAAAGTACCGCCTGAAACAACGCAATTCGATCAGCTTTAGCTAATAGATTAAGCTTTTTTGCAACACTCGTTGCAGCAAGAAATTTCTTTGCAAATTCTGGGCTGTCGGTAACTATTAAATTAAGGTCATCGCTTTTGCGCCTGAAAGAGGTAAACAGTGTCAACTCTTTTCTTTGCTCTAGTTTGTTTGCTGGCACGGAACCTCCAACCTCAAAACCTTCGCGGATAGCTACGCTTAGAAACTCGTGCCAGTCTCCTGTAAGGCAAAGCCAGTCTGAGTCAGTGTTCATCACAGGTGGCGAGCATGTTACCCGGCTCCCAACCTCGTGTATCCCGGTGCAAAGAGCCAAAAAGGGGACCGTCCAATTTGGTAGTATGTTCATTTCCCCAACCCCATAAAAGCTGGCGCCGGCATCGACGCTTTCAGTTCTTTTTCTTTGTCCTCCATCTTCTTCCGGCGCAGCACCCTCTTCAGAATCAGATAGCCGACAAGGTCAAGCTCAGTATCATCACCGTGGAACTCGTTGCCCTTGGCGATGCGGGAGAGCTTGTCGTCGATCCGGATATCAATCTGGGCCAGCGGGTCGGCCTTGGAAAAAATCCTGACCGGTTCGGCCGCAGAGTTGCCATAGGCCTTGTTCTTCTCAATAAGAAAATTCGCCAGCTTCTCGCACTCGAGAGTGATCAGTTCTTGCATTCTCAGGTTATTCATTCGCAGCATCCTTCTGTAAAGTTATTACCACACACCGGGCAGACGCCGAGGTCGACTTTGAGGGCCTCATAGGCCTCTTCAGCATCAACCAGAGCAAGCTCGGCAGCCTTCAATTTTCCCTGCCATTTATCAACAGCGACCAGGGCGCCACGCAGGGTGGATCTGCCGGCGGTGAGGTCGCGTTTCTTGATCTCGAAGCCGGCGACGTCGGGCATGACGTCAACGTCAGGCAGGACGTCGAGTTTCTCTTGAAGTTGGGCGATCCGTTGACGTGCATCAACAAGGTTCTTTCGCGCCAGTTCTACCACGGCACGAGTCTCACAAAGGTCAATCCCGACCTCAACGTCGGAGATACTGATCTCAGGGAATTTCTCAATAACCTGCTGCAAGACGTCAACCCGGTCAACGGCGTTCATCAGGGCAGTGCCCTGGGCAAAGAGATCATCACGACGTTGCTGTTGGGCGAGGATGTCTTCGATATATGTCAATCCTGACATATCTGGAAACTGGTCCAGTTCAGAGCTAATGTCGGTGATAGTGCCGATGACCCCAATGAGACTCTCTTTTGTCGATGAGAGCCTATCATAGGCTTCCTGCAGCCCAACCCCCTGGTCAACTAGTTTCTTCGCCTCAGCGACCCACTGCAGCCCGTCCAGCTGGTCGTTGATCCCAGTGATTGACATCTTGATGACGTTGACGTTGCCGTCGGCGTCTCGCACAAGAGCATTTACGGTCTTTAACGACTCATCCATGATACTCAGGTCAGCAACCTCGTTCAGGCGCTTGGCCACATTCCCTCCGGTTTCATCCAAGAGAAAATAATGGGGATGCTGCCACTGGCAGTTGTCCAGAGTGACCCCATGGAACTTGCTGACCTCGGCAGGGACGTCGGCCTTGATCGCTTTGAAGACGTCGCCGTTGAACTGGTACTGGTTCACCTTTGGACCTCGCTCCCGGATCAGGACGTCGCCAGTGTCGTAGGTCAGGGTAACCCGGGTCGTGCCCTTGCGGTCCAGCATAAAGTTGCCCTTGGGCGCCCGGTTGAAGAATACCCACCGTAACGCCCGGACCAACGATGATTTCCCAGAGTCGCTAGAGCCAGTGATCAGAGTGATCGCGTCAAGCTCAAGCTCGGTGTGCTGATGGGCTTGAAAGTTCTCAAGCAGGATCTTGGTGAGTTTCATACCTTCCCCACTCGTTGAAGATTACCAAACACCCCCAGCAGCAAGGCGTCCGCCAGAGCTTGGCCTTTGCCTTTGAAGTCAAGATCAGAGATCCCAGGAAAGAGTTGAATAGCCCGGGCCCGGGCAGCATCCTTGTCCTGACTGATGAGGCCCGCCCATTTCTTCCACGCCTGCGGAGTAATCAACGACAGTGGTATGTGAGAACCAGTCACAATACCCTCCACAAGCCCTGCAGAATGGCCAAATGAGAATACGGAAGACACCCCTTGGCCTGGCATGGAATGAACCGCCTCCAGGTAGCAATGATCGATCTTATACTGTTCCAGCCAGCGGGTAATGGCGGCGCCGTTGACCCGGTTCCGCTTCCCGATCTTGGTTGAGGGCATGAACAAGTGGTCGACGTGGACGTTGTTCTCATCCAAAAGGGCAAGGCAGCCGCTGATACCCGGGTCAATTGCGAGAATAATCATATTTCACCCTCCGGCATGTAGATTGTCAGCATCTTGACCGAGGCCCGGGCAGCATAAGGTTTCTGCCCAACCGACTCAACAATCTGATAGTCGAACTGAACGTTGTCGATCCTGATGCTGTGCTCGTTGAAGATCTCTTTGGCGAGTTCGTGCAGTTTCTTGTTGATGGCTGCTTCTACTGATGTTTCCATGTCGGCTCCTCAAACTCTGTTTGTTCGAGCAACTGGGCGGTCAGGTCCACCTGTAGTGCGGCGTTCTTGAACAACTGGCGCCTGCACTAACTCCAACTGGGGCTCGTCAAACTGACCAGCCTCTCTGATTGCTCCCTCTTTCAGGTCTTTTGGTTGTACCCGATACACGTTGCAGTTGTACAGCCATTGAGTTCTAGCCACAATGACACCAGAAAAACCAGTAATCAAGTCTTTCACTTCCGAACCAAGAGCAAACTTAAACTCTGTCATCAAACTACCTCCTCATTTGTTAGCGGCCACTCATATTTTTTACAATCGGCATAGTTCGGCCCGACCTCAGGGGTACTCGTTGTCGGGATACCCATCGAGCCATAAGGAATGCACACGCAGTCTCGCAAGATAGGGACGACGACGTCAACGTCGCCTTTGTGAATTCTGTTGACGACTTCATCGTGTACCGAGGTCACCGGGGAGCACCGATACAGAAAGAACACCTCGGACCGCCAAAGGGCGCCCATAATCAATTTTGTCTGCTCAGATGCTGAACCTTGGATCCGAAAACTCCAAGCCCACCGGCCAGCTTTGGCCCGGTAGAACTTATCATTCGTCGAGAACGGCACATGCAAGTGACGGCGCCCGCCAAGAAACGTCAACGAGTACTTCCGCTTCTCACATTCAGCAATGTATTTCTCAACGTGGGGCATCAGGCCGGGGAATGCTGCTGCCTTGGCGTCCATGAATGCCTGGGCCTCATCTTCAGGAACACAAAGCATGTTGCCCAGCTTCTTCGCCATGCAAAGATACGACGTGGAGAAATTGGTCTCCTTGCCTTGATGGTAGACCCTGGCGGCGATCTCGTCGTCGGCGTTGACCGCTGCTTGGAACTCCTCATAAGTGGCCCAACGCTTTTCTTTTTTCTGATCAATGCTGAACCCGGTCAACGAGTGGAGCTTCCGCTTATTCTCTCCGATATAGCAAGACAAGAAATTGACGTCCTGCGAATCCCAAGCCTGGAGCTTAAGCTCCTGCCCATCTATGTCGAGCTTGCAGATAACGTGGTCGTCGTCGCCGGCAGTCACAATGCCCCGCATTTCCTTCCCCTTTTTCTTGGGCATCTGAGCGAGGTTGGGAGCCCCATGGGAGAAACGTCTTGTTGACGTCGACGACTGGTTGAGGTGGTGATGGAGCTTGCCGTCCTTCCAATGCACCAACACGGGGTACTTGTCATAGAAAAGCGAGAAGCGAGTGATGATCTTCTTCAACTCCAGCAGCGTCTTGAAAGCATCTTCGTACTGCCCGACGTCACCGAAAGCGATGGCGTTCTTGACCGCCTCTTCGTCAGTCGAGGGTGTGCCGCCGCGCCCTTCCTTGCGCATCTTGTCAGTGGGCTTGTTCCTGATCCTGACAGGCATATTCAGGGCGTCGTACATCAGCCGAGTGACGTCCATCGGGCTGCCGGGGTTGAAGTTGGGGCTGGGCACCCACCGGGCCTCATACTCGGCGTTAACCTTGTCCAGATCCCCAGCGGCAATAGCCTCAGCCAGAGGGGCCTCGGTGAAGAACGCAGCCAGTGCATCCAGATTCCGGGCCTGACATTTGAATGGTTCGCCGTAGAGGACTCCGTACATCCTCTTGATCTGGACGCCGTTGAGTTCAGTCAAGGGCTCGAAATAGGTCCCGGGCCAACGATGCTGGGTTGCCTTCGGAATCTTCTTTCCGTCAACCTCAACAAGCTCCCGAGTCTCCCAAGATAGATCCATCAAGAAGTTAAAGAACTTCTGCCAGTGCTCATCATAAGCAGCCTGGTCCCGGGCAGAAAGTTCTTCAACTTTATCAAGGTCGCAGTCAACACCACGGTGCATAGCCAAGGCAGCAGTGTATTGGCAGTCCTGCTCAACGGTGACAAAGACATCCAAAGTACGTTCATACTCCATGATGGCTGTGAACAGGTTCCACAGAGAGTCCGTGCAAAGAGTATCGTCAAGGCCGTAGTTGAGGACCTCCTGCCCGGTGACTTCAAACATACCGGACCGGCCGGCCAGGGTCTCCTCATAGGTCAGCTGCGTGTAGTGCAACCACTTCTTTGACAGTGACTTCAGGCCGGTGATCGGCGTGTTCTCGTCGACATAGTTGGCAGCAATCTTGGTGTCGTGAACATTTGGGAGGAAGCCGTGATCGCCGAAGGTCTGGTCTTCGCCAAACTCCCGAAACAGCACCGGCAACTCGAATCCCCCTGCCCGATGGCAGAGGATCGGGGTCGTCTTTGGGATCCACCTGAGGACCTCTTTCAAGTCCTCGACGTCGACGTTGTCAGTGTCCTTGTGCCGGATCGGGAAGTAGAAGCTGTGCGGGCCGGCCGTCAGCCCGCAGCCGGCGAGTTCCGAGCCAAAGGTATCAATCTTCTCACCGTTTTTCTCCAACCAAACCTTCGACTCCGGAGGCGTGTCAGTCTCGATATCGAGAGCGACGTGTTGAGCAGACTCCAGCGCCTTGCGAATTGTCTCGGCCCGGGTCTCGATATTGGCGTCGGTGATCAGCCGGCGAGACGGCCACCATTTCTCCATGCCGGGCTCGAAGCGGAGTTTCTGCACTCCGCCTCCCCACTTCACTTTGTAGGCCGGCACATGCTGGAAAGAGAACAGTGCCCAGGCTGTGTAGGCCGTCTGCATGTCGTCCAGGATCAACTGTAGGCATGGCAAGTCAGCGACGTCTTCAGAGAGCCGGTGCAGTTCGTCGTTCTCAAGCAGTTCTGCCATCAAGTCCAAGCCGTCGGCGCCGAAGGCCTCGATCAGCTGCATGAATTTCTGCTGACCGAAGCCCTTGACTGAGGGGACGTTGTCAGAGGAATCGCCCTTGACCAAGACCTTCCAGACCTTGATGTGGTTGGGCTCAATCAATCCGGAGGGGTGAGGAGGGTTGAGTTGCCCCTCAAGAAAGATGTCGCCTTCAAGGCACTGGAGGTCCCGGTCCCGCGTCCAAATGATTGTGTGCCGGAACCTGTTTGAAATCTCGGCGATCAAATCGTCAGCTTCGTAGCCTTCTTTGGGCGTGGCAACAATCCCACCAAAATCCTTGATCAGGGTCTCTGCCTTTTCCATCGCCGCGGAGTACGCCGCATACCACTCAGGTGGCCGGGGCTCACGATTGGCTTTGTATTCGGGAAAAATCTTGACCCTGTTGCCGCGAGAATTGACCGGGTCTTTGACGAAGATGACGTCCGCCGGGCTGAATTTCAGATCCGTCAACGTCTTGGTCAACGTCCCTTTGAACGTGTCGTAGATGTCGACGTCGGTTTGGACGTGGTACTTACGGCCCTCGAAGATGATCTCGGTCTCGTCTTCTTCATGGCGGATGTAGGCACAGGCTGTCATGACTGACGAGGCGTCGATCACGAGCCGAGGTTTGTGGACTCCGGGAAGGTCAAGCATTATTTGGTTCCTTCTTCAACAAGTTTCAATTTACAAACGTCTGGCCAATACACTGTGGGGCGGTCAGGCAAAATCGCCGGCTTCATAACAATAAAGCTATCATAGTTTCTTGGTTTCTCTGACCCCCAAGCACGATGAAACATAGGAAGCTGAAGCTGTCTGAGAGTGCGTCTGAAATCCTCCCCTTTATGAACTGCAGCAATGATACTCCCAGACTTTTTTCTCCGCTCCGGGATCAAGCCATCTTCCCACTCAACCGTGTCACCAACTTTCATTTGTTCCTCCATCCAAAGGCAAAGCTGGAGCCCCCGAGAGGGCTCCGTGACTCCGTCCACACATGGTGGATGAGCTAAAATTGGGCGGGCAGGATTCAGATCTGCCCGCCCAACGGTTAAAGGTTAAAGTTTATTCAAAGTTGAAGCAGGAGAACGTGTTGCCGCTGTAGGTCTTGACGACGACCGTGGCCGTAACCACTTTCAAGTCCTCGACCTTCATCTTACCCATCTTGACCTGGACCGCAGCCTGCACCTTGAAGCCGTTCCACGCCTTGACTGACTCCGGCGACAACGACAACATCGCCAGCTTGTTGAGAGCCGGGTCGTTGTCAGGGAGTTTCTCGGCGCTGAGGACGATGCCGAAGAGTTCGATGTACCGCTTGATCGACGCATCGGTATAGCCAGCCTCCTGGGCCTCTTTAAGCGCCTGCTGCAGCGTCATGGAACCGTCGGTACACATCTCATTGTCGTAGGAGAACTTCAAGAACTCCTTGGCTTCCTCATCTTTGGAGTTTGGGGCCATCATGTAGGAGTAGTTCCACGACACCGGCTCGAACTGGATCCAAGACCCAACCAGCTTCTTATCCTGGTTCATTACCTGGCCGTTGCTGGCGGTATACCGCGGGATACTGCCAAAGGTCAGCTCACCCGGGGGGATGTTGCCCTCCAGAGAGTCAAACGGCGAAGACAGGCCCATACCTCCACCAGACGTCGCCGGGGGCTTGGCAGCCGGCCGGGCAGCGACGGCGGTTTCGACAGGGGCCTCGACCTTGGTCTCTTCCGGGGGCAGAACCTCGGGAGTAACCTCAGGCGCAGGCGCCCCAGCTGACGGCGACGCCCCTTTGCGCAAGCGAGTACTCGGCTTGCCCGTGGGGGTGTCGGTAGCCATAGGGACGTCGGTCTCGACGTCGGCGCCGGTGTCAGGGGAAGAAGTAGGGGAAGGGGCAGCATTGTTTCGTTTTAAAGCCATTTTCTTTACCTCATTTTCATTGTGTTAATCAAAGTCAGCATCATTACCATTGTCATTTTGTATTGCCTTTCCAAGTTAAAGTCAAGCCCTTTTCAATCACCTCCTTCTTTTATTGTTTCACTGGTAACCTTAACGCCACAGCCCAAGATCCAGCCAGCCAATTTGAACAGGGCTGTGGCAATGATCAGCCGAAGCCTGAACATCTCGGAGATCGTGATCTTGACCTCAAGCTGGTGCTTTGGGGTCAGCTTGCCAATTGTTATTCCATCGACTTTCATCCTTGTCCTCTCAAAGCGCCCTCGGATAAACGACCCGAAGGCCCTCGAATGTTTTTGGATAGGCAGCAATCACTGGCTTACCTGTGAGAAAGTCAGAAAACTGATAGCACTGCCCTTTATCAACGGAGACATCAATGGCTGAGCCGTACCGTTTCGCCCACTTTTTATTGACCCGTTTCTTATGGTGACCCCGAGCTTGTTTTGTTGGCCAAGACATCCGGATCAGTTTTGGGGATACTGGTACTGCAGGCATCGAATACAGCTTCTGCCTCATCTCCAGTATCTTGGCAAGAGTAAGCGCTTGGGTAGTTGAGGCTGCTTCAGTCGTTGTACAGGCTTCAGGCAGGCTGCCACTCATCAGCTTAATAAACTCCATCTCTATTTCATCTTTCCACATTTTAACCGTTGCGCCTCTCAATTATGCCCTACCAACCTGAGCCCGGCATAGCACCAGCACCCTTTGTGATAGATGGCAGAGTACTTTTTATCCATAGCCTCAACAAAGGCCTGTTTTTGAATCAGCCTGTTATGTGATTTCTCGCACCAGTCACTGTAAGCGTGGAAGATGGCGTCGCGATTAACAATGCTATTGACGTCATGGATAACGTAATCACCGTCAGAGACGAAGCCGGTCACCGGGTTGATCCTGATCTGCCACTGATCCATGATGTGATTATGTGTCTTGGTATGCGTGAAGTGGTTTTGCTCCAGCAGTCGGGAGGCCCCCTCCAGCGCCCAGTTTAAGATGCCTGGGCCCTCGGCCTCGGCAACGATCCTGCCAAAGTCGCTGATCCTGTCCTCCTCGCTGATCACGGAGTCAAAACCCATAAACAGCCACCGTCGGAGCATGCCCTCGGAAGCGTCGTCGGAGTCGATGAAATAGTTGGAGGAGAAAACCTGTGAGCAGATCGGAACAAAAGAAAACGGCGCCTCGTAGAGACGCCGGGCGGAAACGAGTGAGCTGTCAACGATCTGCTTGAAGATCTCTCCTGGGATCTTTTTGCTCGAGGGCAGCTCCGGCACGAGGTTGAGCAACTTCCCGGCCATGCTCGCCCGATACGACCCCTCTTTCATATCAAAAGGCGAAATCACGCAGACATAATCCTGCGGGACGATATGCCGGATGATATTGAACATAACGCCTTTGCCGTTGGCGCCCGGCCCCTTGAACAGCACTGCTTTATGAAACTGGTAGTTCAGGATCCCAAACAGGATCGCGCCAAAGATCTCTTGCATGAGGTCGATCTGTGTCGGATCATTCTGAAATGCCCACTGCAGGAACCCGTCAAACATCTGGATAGAGCAGTTGGGGTCGGCGTCAACCTTAAACATGTGCCTGATCTTGTATTTGGAGTCATGCCTGGTCTCGTTGATATCCTTGCCGTTGACGATATAGCAGGCAGAGGGCGTGGCGAAACAGGGTTGATGGTTGACAAAAAACAACTCGTCCTTGAGCTTGTCGTAGATGTGGACGGCAATAGCTTTATAGTCCTGCTTCCGGGAGCACCTGGCCACGCCGTCAAAGCTGGAGATCATCCCCTGTTGCACGGCGTTGAGGTCCAGACTTTCCCAGACGCACTTGCCATTGTACTGGTAGACAGCCCCCTCGGCGCCGACGACATCCTTGGGCAATTGTTTGATATACAGTTCAGCAATTTGGTCATGCGTAAGGTCCTCGTCATCATCAGGAGGAACAAGGCCGGCAAGGTAGCCGTTCTCACCGACCTTGTTCTTAAGCTCTACAGCCTCCCTCTCCGCTTTCTTGAAGCCAGTCAAATCCTTACGCAGGACCGTGACGCTGACGCCAAGGGCGATCTTTAACCTCTCGAGTAATTTAGCCTCAGCTACCGCGGAGTCAGAGGCAGAGGCCACCATCCTGAGCCAGTTGTCCTCTATCTCCTTGCCTGAGGCGTTATTCAGCCACTCATCAAAGGTCGCCTCGTCATGCTTGAGCCTGAAGGTCCGTCCACCGTGGGCAAATGAATTACAGATGATGCTGCCGTCTTCGTTGACGAAGATCTTGGCCTTTGACTTGCCGTACTCAGGTTCCAGCGGGTCCCGGAAAGACATTCCGACGAACGACTGCGGATCGTTCAGAATATCCTTGACGGAGACGTAGCCGTCTTCGTCGGTCTGGAGCCAATCCTGTGACAAGAGGTAGCCGTCGTACCGGCTGTTGATAACTTTCTTGGCGGTAACGACTGCCAATCCACCGGTCTTTGCGAGAGACTCGGCCTGCTTCTGGATATAGACCTTCCTGACCCGGGAGATCTCGTTGCTGAGTTCTGCCTTTTTCTTGGCGATCAGCACCTTGACCGGGGCGAGAAAGTTGGAATTGAGAAGCTCAACCTTCTTCAGATCTATTGTCTTCCCCGGGTAGAACTCCGTCTTTGGCAACTTCTGCGTCAGGCCCGACGTCAATTGGGCGCCGGCCTCAAACACCAACCGCTCCGGAGAGAATACCGCGGTGTCAAAAATCACCCGCTCAAGGGCCGTGCCGGCTGCCGAGATCATGATCCAGCCCAGCTCCTTGAACCAGCACTCACACTTCAAGGTGGTGATGAAAGGAACGAGGCCTTCTGGATTCTCGCAGGGGACATACACATGCTGACCTGTCAACCCGGTCAATTCTTTCTCCCCATCGTAAATGAACGACGACGACGACGGGCGCCACAGCATCGCCACGTCACTCAGCGCCGGATGCAGCGACCGCAACTTCGCGATCAACCCCTCTTTCGTCAGCGGCGTTTTGCCAGGCGGCGGGTCATAGTCGAAGTAGATCATAAACCGGTCAGCAAACCTGAACTCTTCTTTCGTCCTGGTGATGGCCCCTGGGTGTTTATCCTGCATCCCGACAGCCACCAGATCACCACTTGAAACCGTGGGCACTCCCAAAGTAATGGCTTGGTTTAAAGCCAAGCCATCCAGAATCTCCCCAACACTCTCGAAAGTAACGTCAACGCGCTCAACAGAACCTTCTGTCAGTTTGCATTTACTTGAATCTTTCTTGAGTATCCCCTCTTCGGTCAGTGAGAATTCTTTTGTCAGGATGCCTTGGTTTTTCGTGATGATCGAAAAACCTATTGCATCTGACATTCCTCTGTCCCCTTCACCCAGTCTTCAAAGTTACCTACCGCCCCACCAGTTGCCTCTTTGACTTTGATCAGCCCAGTAATATCAGGAACCCGGGAGAGTTCACACCAGCGGAAAACAGTCACCCGGGATTTCCCGACCCTCCTGCCGAACTCGGCTTTGGAGATAGCATGCAATTGCAGGTACTTAGAAAGTTTCATAGGCGGCTACCATTGAAGATTTTTATGAACGAGATGTTTTTATCTTATGAGCTTTGATACCGTAAAGTCAACTTTTATTTCTGATTTTTCAAATAGTCGGGTTTCCCTGAGTACTTAGCCAAGGCTTTGTTGGCTTTCTGGGCGATCCGGCGCAACTGCGCGACAAAGCCCTCTGGCGAGAGCAGCAAATGATGGGCACCGTGGAGCGCGATGTGCTGCTCAAAGGCGTCATAGACCCGCCGCATGGCTGCGTTATCCTTGAGCAGGGCCATCAGGCCCGGCTTTGACAGCAGGAAATTCCTGACCAATGCCTCCTCAGAGGCGCCCTCATCCGCAGCCATCACCGTGTGCGTCACCAGGAACATCCTGAACGCCCGCTCCTTGTCCCGAGAGTCCTTGGCGTCGATGAATTCGTCCTTGCATTTCCGGCTGATCTCCTCCAGCCTGTCGGCCGACGTTTCTATCTCTGCCAACGGCAACGGCTCGTCGAACGGCACTAGCTCATTGTTATCTTCAGTCATGAGATTCTACAAGCTCCTTCAGTTTATCAATAGCAAATTGGAACCTCATCATTACATATTCTTCATTGAAATGGAGCAATTCTTCTGGAGAGAAATTAATCGCAGAGACGTAACCAATTTTATTCACAGTCATAGATAACTGAACTTCAATCAGACCGTCAAACATTCTGATGATCATTTTGCAGTTGTCACCAAATTCTCTTTGCAATATTTTCATTGCATCAAATAGATCAAACTTCATTATCACCCTCCTGGATTCTTTCTGTAGAAAACGCTGTGGTTACTGTTAACGTTATAGTATAATCTTTGTCACAGTTCGGACATGAAGCAACCCAATCGTCTCCATCGTCTTTCGGAGAGAGCCCATCTGCCCAATCAAAGTCAATAAAATTACAATAGGGACAGACCGGTAAAGGATTCATACAGTAGTCTAGATTGTTGTTACCCACGTTTTCCACTTGTCCCCCTATTAAGTTCAGCAATGAGAAGGTCTTGTTCAGCCCGACGTAGTTCCTGACGTCGACGTTCCTCTTCAGGATCAGGCTCGGGTTGGAAGTCCGGCAGCCGGTACTGAAGATTGTCTCTGTTTGCCGCAATCAAGACGTTGGCCTCTTCCAAGGTATTGACGGCAAGCTCCAGCCCATCAAAACACCACCCGCCCCTGTAATGGACCAACCGATGCTTCTGCTGCAGACGCTCCATCAAAAACATCTTCGGTGGAGTATAGTTGGTATGGTAGGTCGCGTTATGCTCATACCAAGCATAGAATATCTGCAGCAGCATATCCCGGGACAGCTTGCCGCCGGGCTTCTCCCGCAGCATGATGTTCATAAACATGTCCGTGATCTCCAGGTCAGTCCGGAACCCGGCACTGCCAATCGGCTGAATAAATGATCTATGGCAATTCTGAGTATACTCCTTCAGGAATTTCTGCATCCACTTGTTAAATGGATCCTGAGAGAGCAGTCGCTCAAGATTCATCTGGGGCTCCCTTATGTGGCAGATCCAGCAGCAATGGTGCTTTGTCGTCGAGGTCAAAGACCTCCTTATTAGAAGCGATCCTCAAGAGATCCTCAGCAGCCTCCACCTGGGCTTGAAGGATCTTTATCTGCCGGCGCTTCCGGGCAGCATAGGATTCATAGGCCTGCGCTTTTGTTTCACAAGCCCACTTCTTATGGGCCTTGAGATTGACAAACTTCTTATCGCTCCTCCAACCGAGATCAATCCACACCCCGCAAGGAGTTCTCTTGAGGATCAGATATTCCTGAGGTTTCTTGTGACGATTCCAAGGATAGTCTCGCACATCGGAATCTTCAAACCGATAGAGATACTCGACCTTATTCACGGCACGACCTCTGCCTTCTTGTTTTTCTTGGCCTCGAGCCCGACCTTGACCAGGACCGCGATCATGTTCGAAACTGTCCGCCCGTCCTCAATTGCCAGGTCCTGCACCTGTTTATAGAGTTCCCAGTGCATTGATACTGACGACGTCACCCTCGTTCTTTTTACCGTGTTCATGCCTGAACCTCCGAATTCGGAACACTGTTGTTTGTCAACTGCCGCGCATCACCACCCCCGGGCCCCGCCATAAGAGCATCGAGTTTAGCCCTGACGGCGTCGTGCCCGACGTCATCACCGAACTTCTGCCCTTGCAGGTAGGTCTCGTTCATAAACTGCCCATTCCCATTCAACAGCCAACGTAGACGTCTGGCGTCTGCTGCATCACTTCGATCAATACTCATTGTTTCTCTCCTTGAGTTCGTCAAAACTTTGAGGTTGTTCTGACAGTTGTTTAAAACACTCGCCACACAGCGTGTCAACACCCTCTTCAATCACCAAGACCCACTTTCCGCAACCGGCACAGCGGATCTTGTATGTCTCCAACCCAGGTTCAGTCATTTTGAGTCCTCCTCATCAACTGAAGGGACTCTGTGAAAAACACCCTCCTCATCAGCATAAACGATACTCCCGTTCAAAAAATCTGGGATGAACCGGTACTCCACGTTCAGGTCATTCAAGTCAACCGGGGCTGGCACCTTCATGTAAAACCCTAACGGCATACGTCGATAAACTCCTGGTCCGGTAGGATCCCCTGCTTCCGACCAAGATGTTCCTGAGATATACCCTCCGATGACAGAGAGCAAAAAGCCCATTACCGCGATGGCTACACCAAGGAATACAAGAATAGCTGGATCAATGTGTTTCATTTTGCCTCCGGGGGTTCAGGTAGCGGTTGCCAGTGGATTATACAGGTATATCCAGCCACTCGGTCGGGTTTTGGATGTGTGTTCTTGGGCCACCCAGTCGAAACCAACCTGCCGGCACAGCAAGAAACGTTGTCCCGTCAATGACGCGCTCGGGTCGCCTGTATCTCCACTGCACCAAATCAGGTAGCCCCTTTCCCTCGCGGATCAAAATTGGCCTGTCCATTGGTGATGTCCCTATCGGTTGCCACTGAGAGGCGCGGGTGTTCCGCGCAAGCTCGGCTTCGAGATGCTGGGCTTTCCTAATAAATCTATCCATAGTCCACTCGTCTGGACGATCTGCTCGCCATGCGGATAAGTCATTTGTCAGTGTTTTTCCTTTATGATCTTCGGCACAATGTTTGCACATATCTCTCCTTAAAGTGTACGGCGGGCAGAGAATCGAACTCTGCACTGTGCGGAAATACGCAATACCCTTTCTTGCGCCACCGCCGTACTATTTTATTTCAGCCTTTCCGTTACTGCATCAAGCCGGTTTTGGCATAATAAAAATCAACCAGAGCATTGAACATTTTCCAACCTCGTACAATATCTTCTTTCACTTGCTCCGTGCCTCCATGGCCCTGTCGGCTATCGTTACAAAAATACGATACGCACTACTCAGCTCATCTTTCCCGTGGGTCAGCTCATCTTCCACACAAGTTTCAGCGATTGTTTCTATCTCCATCAGCGCCTCATCCTTCCGCGCAAGCTCGGCTTCTAGATGCTGGATGCGGCCGTATGCCTCGCCGCCATAACAGGCGCAATCATGATCCTGACACATAGCCCCTCCTCAGCAATCCCTCGAATCTATGATAGCAACGATTATCCAAAACGCTGAGTATAAAACTCCTATATCGTCACCATCCCCGAGAAAGGTGTTCAAACCAAGGGCAATCAATATCATTACCAATGAGAAGAATTTCATCCCAACTCCTCCTCAACCACCACCACCTCCAAAACCATCCTGGGCCCGGGCAGGCACTTCTGCTCCCATTGGAAGTCCGGCGCAACGTTAACGTCGACGTTATGGTCCCGGAGGAATCCCATAATCTCATCATAGGGTATTCGGGAAGCCCTGCCAAACTCCATCAGGGCGCCCATCAACATCTGGGTATTCTGCCGCTCCTCGGCAACTTTATCAGACAGATACTCTGAGCCTTTGTTCCGACGGAGCAGCCGGGCGGTCAGCAACCACTTGCCAAACCCCAAGGCAGTCTTTTTGAACTGTTCAGATTTCAACACACTCATTTCTGATCCTCCTCGTTGATAAATTCAGCAACACTCTTGTCATACGGCGGCACTGAGACGTTCCAAGCCGCACAAAATTTCAGGCTGATCTGCTGCAGGACCTCCTCCACCCGCACTTGGCAGACTTGAGCATGCAAGGTGCTCTCCTCTGCCAAGACCCTCTCGTAGTGGTTGGTCGTCAGGATATTCCCAAACCAGGCCCCGACGCCAAACACACTGCAGATGAACAGAAATTTTAGCCACCACTTCATCAGGGCTCCTGATACCGCTGTAAGAAATCACAAACCCGGGCCCGGGCAGCCGGAGACAACTTGCTGATGCAATCACTGGGCAGATCTCCGTGCCAAGCATTATCAAGATAGGACTCCAGATCATCCCAGATCTGCCCGAACCACCAACCGTTGGAGAAAAAGTGCTCAATGATACCTTGGCAGTCGACACAGACCTTGTAATTCCTGGCGGTCCCTTCACCAAAGCAGGTGTGATAGTAATACTCCTGTCCCTTCTTAATCTGGACTGAGCACTCACCACAAATATGGTCCTTGCCGGCATGCTTGATGTGTCTCACGCCCCAGTGCCAGTCCTCAGACTCTTCCATATAGCCAATAGCATTGCAGGAGCAATTCATCATTTCATCGCCCTCCTGACTTCTTAGATTGTAGCATAATTGTTATTTCTATTACAAGAGAAAATCTTGCAACGACTTCTTATCACCAATGACATCAGACAGAACTTTGTCCTTAACGATCAGATTGTCGTAGATCCTTTCTTGGATTGTGCCAGCGGCCAGGAATATGCTCACGAACTGCTTCCGCGCCTGGCCATCTCTGTGGATCCGCCCGACGGCCTGCTTAAACGTCGGCGGATCAGGTGGAATCTCGATAAAAATCTCGTGCCGAGCATGCTGCAGATCCAGTCCGACGCCACCAGACTTGCAGTGTGCGACCATTCTGTTGACGTCGGCCTTAAAAGCGTCCTCACTCTTGTTCTTTTGCATCTGCGTAAAGTCGCTCCACAGCCCGACGGCAGTATTACCAAGATGCTGAAGGACCCTCCGGTTCGTGTCGATGAAGTGACCGTAGATGATGACCTTCTCGTCGGGCCCAAGTTCCTCAAGACGTTCATCGAGCAGTTCCAGATACACCGGCGGAAACTCGGCGCCAAACATCTCCGGGTTCGTCACCATCTGCTGGAGCCTGGTGAACAACGAGTCAATTTCCTTCCCGTTCTTGGCTGCATATGCTGGAAATTCCGCAACCGCGGTGCTGGTCATCTTCTGGTAGAGCCTCAAGTGCCTATGATCGAGGTCATACTTGATCGGAATGTAGGTGATCGGCGGAATGTCCAGCAACTCGTCGGCGTTGGCGTCAAACCTGCGGAGTTTGAAATTGGTCTCCAAGAGGTCCATATTCTTGAACACCCTGGGCTTCTTGTACTGGTCAAACTTTGCCACGTGCAGATGGTTGAATTGCTCCTGGGTTTTGTACACGAACGGCGTCAACGTCTTGATGTAGCCATACGCCTGGCCCGGGTTCGACACCGGCGTCGCGTTCAGCAGCGTGAATGGCTTCACCGGATCGTCCGTGTCCAAGGCATTCAGTTGCTTCACAGTCAGCACATTGTAAAACAGTTGCCGCAGATTCTTGAATGTCTTGGAGCCTGAATCGCGGAGGCTAACCTCGTCACAGATCACATATACCTTCCGAGCCTTCATCTGAGTGTAGACCTTGTCAAAGTCTTTCAGGAAGATCTGGTAGCCCATGATGATGATGGCCTCGGTAAGATTCATCTTGGCTCGCTCCTTCGGGCTGCCCTGATAGGCACAGGTTGAAGGAATATTCTCAAACTCTTTGACAAACTCGTGCCACTTCCTGATCAGAGTCGGCGGGCACAAGATCAAGATCTGCGTCGTGTCTCCTACAATTGACGAGCCCAGGGCCAAGAACCACGACACGATCGTCTTCCCGGTCCCGACGTCCATCTTCTCCAGCGACGTCGAGTCAGCGCCGGCGTCGAGGATAATCTGACGTTGGAAGGGGTAGGGTGTGTACCTTGAGGGGAACTCCTTCCCGACCTTATCTACGATGTCCATACTTGGGCCTCAATTCTTGATCTCCTGTAGTTTTTGATCCTTACATTTCTTGAGATACTCCCCTATAGCTTTTTGGCTGTGCTCCTCACCCGGGTGCCTTATAAAATAAAGGATAACATCAGCACCACATTCAAGTCCGAGGTTAAAGCCTGCAGTAAAGCCCCGCTCGTATTCAGTCTCAGGTGTCTCGACGTCAACGCCGACTTCCTGTAACTTTTGTTTATCCACGCACTCGAACCAATAGGCGCCCCGGACGAGTGTTCCCCCCTGCCGCTTGCAACTGGAGGAGGCCAACCAAAGAGCCGAAGCAAAAATTATGGCTACCCAGAGCAAACCTAATATCCAAAGGCCTTTCATTCCTCCCCCTCCCTGACGTGGGCTTCCAGTTTCTCAAACGCCCGCCGACCATCATCACCAAACATCTGGTGAAAATCCGACAGGCCCAGGCAGTACACATACCCGGGCGACTTGAACGCCGGCTTGGTCCGGTGCCGGAGCAACAGCCCTGCCGACAGCCCCACATCCATGGCAGAGCCGTCGGCGTTCTCCTTAAGGATCTTCGAGACCATGCACTCGCTCGGAACCATGGCGAAGACGTCATAGCCACACAGCAGCTCCGGGATATACGAGACCGAGCAAGTCTTCCCAACCTTCAGGTCGAGCACGTCGAGGACCACGTCCTTATTGACGATGTTGATTCCGGTGACCCTGAGATTCGTCAGGATATTGGGGACCGCGCTCCCGGAGAGGATGTTGTACACGACCAACAGCTTGCCGTGGAACACCCTGACAATAGCCAGGTCACCGAACTGTGCATAGTGCCGTTGCTCATCCTGGCTCATCTGCTCGATGTAATATTTACTGATCTCGTTTCGTTCTAGAATTTTACTCATCCTCCCACCTCCTTGGGATCTTTGAAATCCTTATGATATGGGTTCATTTTGAGCAGGAACACCTCCTCACCCTTCTCCAGCAGCGAGCCGAACCGGACTTGGATCACGTTACCGTCCTGAGAAAGCGAGCCACGTTGATATTTCTTCCACTGCAACGCCCTCGCCAGCACAACGTCGAGGACAAGGTCAACGTCGCCGTACCAGTAGCGAGTGACGCCCAGCGCCGGCAGATCGCTGAGGTTGGCTTTGAAAAAATCAAACATCTGGACCGGGCTCAGCTCCGAACACAGTCTCTCCACGGTCCTGCCCCCGACGATCTGCCCCAGGGTCTCTTCATAAAGGAAGTCTTTGTCGAGGGTAAAAAAATGATGAAGGCCATCATTCCCAGGCTCATACTGAAACGGGACCGTACTGGCCCGGGTGACCAGATTGAACAACACCGGCGACCGACCAAAGTATGTGCTGTAGATCCCGGCCTGGCGCCCTTCACACATAATATCGTACTTCTCGAGTGGTTGTACTGTTGCAAAAATCATGGGCTGTTGTCTCCTATTTACGTTTCAGATGAATCGGCAAGTTTTTAACAACCTCGACGTCAGGACAGCCGTAGGCACGTTTATAATCCTTGAGCAGGAAGTCTTCCGGGACCGTGTCGGTGACGATTTTCTCCCGTGGGAACTTGACCCAGTCGTCTTTCTTGCTGCCGAAGATGAACGGGATCAACGCCGCCATCAACTGCCCTTGCTGGTTCTGCTGCGGCACGACCCTGGCGGCGTTCTTGATCATGATATTGTCCTCGTCGTGATAGGCAACCTCGGCGATGACGCTGACGTAGCCTTCAACGAGGAGCAACTGAATCTCTGCAACTTTCTCAGCCATTTTGAACCTCCGTTTAATCTTTAAAAAGTATGACTATTAAAACCATAACAACACAAAATTCCTGAAACTCAACTTCAGCTACCGGCCGCAACCAGAAATCAGCAGCAGATGGAGAGATCACTGGCCCAACAATAACCAACAGGCCAAACAAAAAGACGCAAAAGATTGTCATATAAACTTTTCCCAAAGAATCTCCCATAGCACCTCCTCAGTGAAGATCAAACACAACGTCATAGCCGAGCTTGACGATATCCCAGCATTTGTAGCACTCATCACACCTGCCCGGGCACTTGAAGTGAAAGTTCGGTCGGCGCTTGTCAATCGATAGCCAGGCCCGAGGGAAATCGTCAAACCCTTTCGGGTTCCGGAGCCCGGGCCACATCGACAAGATGATTGAAAAATTATCAGGGATTTTTTCCCCAAGAGGTAACAGATCCCACCGTTTTGTGAACATCATGAACTTGATGTCAGGAAAGATCCGGGCGGTTTGCATAACCCATTCAGCATAAGCAACGTCAGGCATGTCACCGCTGACATGCCAGCGGAAATGGGTCGGCCGGTGTTCTCTCAACCAAGTCTCAATTGCGATGAAATACTGTGCCGCCCCATAGGCTTGCAGGAACTGCCAGTTCTCCAACCAAGCTTTCCGCACTGACGGATACAGCCGCATCGCTTTCTGCGCATAGCATTGCTTGGCGCAGGGGACCTTCGGCCGGCAGGTCACCGCCGGCGGCAAGGAGATGTTTGGGATCTTGCCCAACTTCATGTTTCCTTTCGAGATGTGCAACTTCACTCACTGACCTCCTCATAACTTTCTGATTCGGGATTCCAGTGGAACCCCAGTTTTACCGCTTCCTCTGCCTCCAGATCATCCAACGTCGCGATCACGTCCTCTTTCAGTTCAGCCAGGACAACGTCGACGTCTTCGTCGGGCCCGACCTCGACCTTCATCCAGAATTCGGGCCCGATAATAACGTAGGGCTTGAGACGCACCGAGCGCTTCATCCCCATAGCCATCTCAAGGATCTTCACGGCCCAGCCTCGATCGCGGACTCCAGCCCCGCGGCGAACTTGGTTAAAACCCTGCCGCGAGTGAAGGCCTTCGTGATGGCCTCTCTGACGGCGTCTTCTCGGGTCCGGCCCACCCCGGTGACCGACAGCCCCAGAAACGCCAACGAAGGAGGATTCAGCCGGCACTGAAAGGCGCCCTTCGCCACCCAGATCAGCCCGACGTACTCGCCGTTGACGAGCACGACTTGATGGGAGAGCAGTTTATCGCCGGGGACTTTCACAAAGATGATCATGACTGCAACTCCAAAAGCTTGGCGATGAAATCAGCCTCAGCAGCCAAAGCCGCGGCGTCCCTCCTGGCGTTGCTGACAGCGTTTTGGATGGCCTCTTGTACTGTATTCCCCGAGCCGTTCATCGACATCCAGCCCGGGGCCTGGAGCAAGGAACCACACCGCAGCTGGCACTGGAAGCCAAATTGAGTGCTCCAGACCTCACCTATTTCGTCGCCGTTGACGACGACCTTCTGCCGATTGATTTTCTCCGGGGATACGTCTTTGAATTCGATCATGTTCTGGTCCTCCTACTTTAGTTTGACATTCCTATTTGATGTTGTTAAGATTACTGTACAGAAAAATTAAAATTCTGGTACACCTCCTTACATTGTGTGGCGCCAAAGAGTTTGGTGTCAAAAAAACCTGTGGGGCATTGCAGGAATATCTTTTCTCCCTCCGAGGTAAGGACACTGCAGGTGCCATACCCATCCCCACCTGAATCTCCTGCACATGTAATCCTCTTCACTTTCATGCCATTTTGAGAAATAAACATCTTGGCTGCCACCATCGCCCGCCGCTCGGTTGCCCCACGATTATTCAGCCCAACACCCCCGATAAGGCTGGCAAAGATGCCGACAACCGCAGCCACTAGCAGTACCTCAACTATTGTAAACCCTTTCTCATTCATCACATCTTAACCTCTGTTTGACTGTTGGTGGGGCGGGCAGGATTCGGACCTGCATGAGAGCCTCTTTGTGGATTTTGGGTCTGCAGACCCCTTCTCTCGCCACGTCGCGGGTGCCATTACGCCACCGCCCCACATTCCTGACCTATTTCTTCGGTTCCCTCAAGCTGTAATACTGAGACACACTGGACAGCTCCACGGCACCTTTCGACTCCAACGTCGTGACCAACGCCGCGCCGCCGAACTCTTTGATCTTGCCAAACGCGATCGTGGCCCGAGCAATGAACTCATCTTTGCCCATCTCCTTGACCACGACGTCTTTGTCGGTGACTTTCCAGTTCTCGCGAGTGTTGAAGATCAGGGTGCCATACTTGGTCTCGACCTTGCCTGGGGTCCCGTGCTCCTTGATGCACTTGGCCTGGGCCGTGTCTGCCTGTTCTTCCAGCTTTTTGATTTCGGATTTGATTCTTGCCAAATCAGTGAAGCAGCGGTTCATAGTGATTCTCCTGTTAATAGTGATTTACTTTCTACGCTGATGTTACTGTGGTTTATCAAACTCATGAAGCTAATAACCCCTTCTGTTGATTTCCTGCTTCCTTGAAAGTAGTTTCGTTCCCAGGCAATTGCCCAAGAACCAGAGCTTCTCTCTCCACAGGCTTAACGTCCGGCAAACCCTGCCATAGTATATTTTGAGCTGCGTGAAGGTCTCTATCAATAGAGACGCCATTACAAGAGCACTGGAAAGTTCTCTTGTTTAAAGGCATGTCATGCAGCTGACCACAACTTATACAGAGCCTTGTGCTTGGGAAGAACCTCCCCACGACGTGAACTCTAATAGATTTATAAACGAGTTGCCTTCTAATCTCAGAAAAAGAGGCGTCTTGGATACTCTTTGCAAGACGTCGATTCTTTGCCATTCCTGATGTATTCAGATCCTCTATACAAATGTCTGAATAGTTATCAGCAAGGTATGACGTCAACTTATGCAAAACGTCTTTCCTGACGTTACTGATTCTAGCGTGCAGAAGGCCCAGTTTCTTTTTTGCTTTTTCTCGGTTACTGCTACCTTTCTTTTTCCTGGCCAGGGATTTATTGAGCCGTCGAAGTCTCTTTTGATATTTCTTTGTCGTCTTGGGATTCTCAAAAGTTATCCCGTTAGAGAGCGCTGCCAATTTATCTATCCCAAGGTCAACGCCAACGGCTGAATACACTTGGCTATCGCTACATTCAGAGCCGTCTGGAATCTCTACCGTGATAGACACAAACCAACCTGCTGCTTCCTTACTCACCGTTGCTGACAAGAGCCGGCCCGGGAGCCTCAGAGACTCCTGCATTCTTACCCAGCCCAGCTTCGGTATCTTGATGCTCTTGCCATTGAGCTTGAAGTTTCCGTTGTCAAGATAAAAAGAGTCTTGTTGACCTTTCTTTTTAAATTTTGGGTACCTTGACGCCTTTTTGAAGAAGTTCTTGAAAGCTTTTTCCAGGTCAGAAAATGCCCTTTGTGTAGCACACTTTGTAACTTCATAAACAAAAGGAAACTCTGACTTCTTCACAACGTTGAATTGCTTATCAAGCCCAAAAGCAGAGGGCTTCTCGCCGGCTTCATATTGCCTTTGCCACTCCACCAGACCCCAATTAAAGGCCAGACGTCGAACGCCACAAGCTTTCTTGAAGTAGGTAGCTTGCTTATTGTTTGGCTTTAATTTTATCTTGTGGGCTCTTTGCACGTTTCTGATTCCAGTATTTGCTTTTGCAGCTTGGGCATTTAGCCGGGCTTTTTGGCAACCTCGGGTACCACTGGTGACCACACCTGAGACACTTTAAAGTTTGCATTCTTTCATCACCTCCTTTCTTAATATTACCCATCATGGGTAATATGTCAACTATATTTGTGTGTCTCACACCTCCAATTTATTTATCTCGCCAGACCCTGATACCACCCTCAACCTTGCGAGCACTAAACCTTTTCGGTGCAAGCCTCTGGGTCGCCGATGAGGCTGCTCCTCTGATGCCTTTATATGCCTCGCCAATTGGAACAAAAAACGAGTCACCAACTTTCATAGATCTCCAAGGATATATTGCCTCACGCCCCGGGCCCCTCGATCTCTCAGGCTTAGTAATCCCTTTCTCGATTTTGAACATGTCACACCTCCCCAAAAAATTTGTTGATATGCCAGCCGATGAAGACCCCAGCCACGGTGTCGATCAGGTCCTTATTGACAGTGCTCTTGTCAATCGCAGCCCGGATAGCCCCTGCCGGGGATTTTGACTCGACGTGAAACGTCAACGGCCCTTCAGTCCTGTGCATCAAGACGACTGTGAATTTCATTCGTTGGCCTCCTCACATTGAGCCACGTTGGCAGCCACAGTCGAGCAACGACCCACAGTTGGGGCAATCATTCAGCTGCTGAGTGCTGATGACTCCATGGGCGATCAACCACTCCTTCGGGTCGTCAGGCCCGAGCAAGATCTCTCTGATAATTTTACTCCAAGTAGCCTCAATTTCTTGTTTGACGTCGGCGTCAATAGCATACCATTCGCGTTTCAACCCTCTTCGGTCAGAAAGGTCCAAAATGATCGCCTCAACGGCAACGTCGATAAGTTTTGAAAATTGGTCTTCGATTTCTTTGTTCATTCTTCACCCTCAGTGTAGGTTTTGCACCACTCAAGTGCCTCAGACGCAGGGCCCGAGAACAACACCTTCTCAGCAGCATCACAGACCTCAACGTTGGGATCTCTCCCATCATTTTCAGACACCTTATAGATGAATTCTTCCCAGACATCCCGAGTGCCCGGCGCCATCAAATAAATATGTCCGGGCTCAGTCTTGAAGTGAGCAACAACTTGAGCCGCCAAGCACCCCATCCCGTTGGCGATCCTCGGCCCATCTACCATGCTGATCCCGTTCACGATCTTCATGCCGGCCAGAAACTCGGCAAGTTCTTTGCCGTGCCCCTCCGGATAGCCATCCATCTGCCGGTACATCACAGCGAAATCCTTGCCGGTGTCGTCCACAAACACTGTTAAACTTCTTGTTCCCATTTTCTGACCTCCTACTTTAGTTTGATCCTACCAACTGGACTTGTAGTAATAATCCGCCTGATCTTCTTCATCAGAGACTCCAAAGATTGGCTTCAACTGCTCGACAGTGTTCTCGATGTCCTGCCAGTAGCCTTCATCTATCTCAGTGCCTCCAAAGAAGAACCCGGACTGCGGCGGCAACTCATCCACGGCCACAACGTCACTCCGTTTCTTGAGAAGATTCTCACACAGATCGAGAAGCTCCCGCAGCTGCCTCCGATTGACATAGGCACGTTGACACTCGTCAACCCCATCTTGGGCGTTATCCACGAACCATTTATGGATCGCATTTGCTTTCCGCCAATAGGCCACGCCCTCAGTTACGGATTTGACCTTGTCAGGATCCACGCCAGGGATCTTGATCTTGACTTTATCCATACCTTTGCGATAATGCCTGAACTCCTTCATTCCGATGTACGTGTCTCTCTCAAGATACATATCTAAGCCCATGGTGATCCTCCTGTTTATTTGACGTTGATAGTGATAACAACTTTGCCGTTGACGTTGACGTCAACAACACCTTTGTACCCGGTCGCTGCTTGGATGTTATCCCGGTACTGTTTGGCCTGCTCCATCTGCCCATAGAACTTGTCCCTCTCCCCTCTGTAAATCTCAGCCAAGTTCTGAGCCTCATCCAGGTCAACTTCATACTGGGCGTTGGCAGCCTGCATCCGGTCCACGGACTCTTGCAGGAGCTTGTTTTTGTTTTTGAGATCCTTAGCCAATTCAATAGCTTCGTCGCGGCGTTCTACAACCCGGCAGAGTCTCGAGTTGAGAGACTTCACCAGAGCCACCGCTGCATCACGATCGACCTCCGATCGGTTGAGCCGCTCTTTAATACTGATCTTTTTGTCTGTCATTTTCACTCCCTAGTAAAGTTGACTTTTTTGGATCCTTGCCCACAACGGCCGGGTCCAGCCTGAGCCCGACGTCGACAGCCACACCCGGCCCCTACCGCGGCAGATGTGACAGCCGTTTTCATCCCCAACGTTGGCGCCAAAGCCCTTGCACCGCGGGCAGTAGGTCAGGATCGCCGGTTCGGCTTTGACCTTACTTTTATTCCAGACTTTCTCGTTTCTTGGCATGGCTATTCTCCCAGGATTCCACACGGACAAGCAGCAATCTCCGAGACTTCCCGGACCGGCCGCTTCCGCCAATGTTTGTCAAAGTCGACCTCGAACATGCCTCGGAGTTTGATCTCCTTCAATTCCGAGAGTGAGAAATACCCCCACTCTGCATTCTGCTGGTCGCCCAAGCAGACGAATCCGAAGAACGTGTCACCATCCTCGTGGTCAAATTCCGTGACCCACCAATCGCAGCTGGCCACAAAGAAGTGGCCGTGGACGATCTTGTCGCCGGTCTTGACATCTTTGGTTGAGTACAGTTTGGGAATTCTTTCCAGATCTCTTTTTGTCGGTTTCGCCCACATGATTGATCTCCTTTATGTTGTTGATTTTAATACGGATTGTCCCAATTTTCATAGGCCCACTCACTGATCTCGCCGTCCTTGCACAGCCCGTCTGTGTAATCGTTCCAGGCTTCCCGGATTGCGATCTCGTCGTCTTTTCCATACTTCTCCACGACGTAAGGCAGGACGTTCTCCTCAAAGTCGGCCTGGACGTCCTCAAAGCTTCGGAAGTCGTCGTTGTCGTCTTCATACTCCTCAAGGATGACGTTGTTGAAGTGCTCGCTGGCAGCCTGGTAAATGCCGGGAATCTGGAGCATGTCATACACCTCCATACCGCTCAGGCACTCAGCCAGCCGCCGGTCATATTCCTTGTCCGAGATCGGACCAAATTTTGCAGTACTCATTTCTGTTCCTCCCTATGTGGGGCGCCCCACATGCTGATGTTTAATCCTCGCCCGCCATCGGCGGGTCAAATTCGTCGTCGCGCAGGCCCTGGAGCGTGATCACGTGGCCGGACTCGTCCACGGCCTCGACCTCGCAGCAGTTTGAAACTGCTGCCGGTCTGGAGTCAAAACCTTTAACCGAGCCGTATTCATATTCCCCGATCCCGAAGTCGATCACGACCACAGTACAAGGCTGACCACAACGGGTGCAGATGCCGGTCATTGCAGGCCTCTGCAAACCACCAAAGCCAGCATCGCCGCAGCCAGGAGATTTGCTATGCCCAAGAGCAACATGAACCAGGAACTCTTGATAAACTTCTTCATGTTGATTACCCCACTACATAGAGAACTTTTTGATAATAATCCCGATGCCGTTTAGCCCACTCCAACAACCGCAACTCAGTCAGATACACTGCTTCCTCCGGGTCATGGGTGTCCAGCCCTGCTGCCTTATGCCCGAACCCATTTTTGAAGGCGTCATACGTGAACCACCCGTAAGAATAAGGGCTTGAGCTTACCACAATCCGAAAAGGGTACTCAGTCCGTATGACAATAGACCTTGGCAACGGGGTAACGGTATCCAAAAACTCAGACCGAATAATGGTCCATGTCAGCTTCGGGGTGAAAGACACCGGATTGAACGAGCCTACATTGTACTCGCCATCACAGATTCGCGGAAAGCCCCGCAAAGGTCGTAAGGACTGCTCCCAGCCATGGACGACCACTCTGCCAGAACCGGCATTCACCTGCTCCCACCGGCCATGAGAGGCTTCCCACCCATTAGGTCCCACCACAGGCTCATACTCAAAATAAAATATGGTATTATCAGCATTGGTAGCACTCCATTTCGCCCAAACATAAGAGTCCATCAAAATATCCTCTTTTTACTCCAGCTTTTTGATTGTGCCGTTGGCAGCCCGATAGTACAGCCGGCCCGCGTTGTGGAGATCAGCCGCGATCTCGACCAAATCGAGGATCTCGACCTCGCCAGCGGTAGCCTTGCAGGAGTTCACCCATTCCCGGACCTTGTTAATTCTGGATTCGATCTCTTTGGCAATTTTTTCAATTGGATTAGTAAAATGAAAGTGTTTGTTAAAGGTAATTATAGTTGAAAATGCTCCCCAAGTAAAATTTTCTTCATGATGGTAGATAAAAAGATTCCCACAGCTACAGCCCGTCAGTTTCCGGGTCGTTTCCGCATTGATGCTCTTGCCGTCGACCAAGATCGTGACGTTGCCGTTGTCATCAATGATTTTCTCGATTTTCATTTTGATCCTCCTGTCTTGAATTCCGCAATTTTGCGCAAGCCGTCGTACCTGATAAAGACCGCTGCGCATTCCTTGGTCAGGTCCTGCTTGTTTGCCGGCTTTCCTGAATAAGGGTGGCCGAGGCTGGCGATGATAAAATCTTTGCCAGCATCAAAATCCTTTTGGACCGCTGCTTTTGATTTGTACTGCCGCCCGTAGGCGGGGGTTAATGTGATCATTTTTTGACCTCCTAATATCCACACTCAGTGCAGATGATCTTGAGCTGAGAACCATTATGGATAATGACGTTGTTGCCAAGGTTATTCCCGAAGGTAACGTGGTGACCACAATCAAGTTCGAACTTCTGATTTTTGAGGGCATCCAGCGCCCGCCTGAGTTCACTTGCCGGCTGATACTTTGACTTCTGCGTTGCTGTCATTGTTGATCTCCTCTTGTTTCTGATTTAATCACAAACCCTGCCGTGGACCTGAGTAGCACCCAGTCCCTGGGGAACCCCTTGTAATTCCCATTCAACCACGCTTCGTGGATCTCGGCCCGCCAGTGGCGCCCGTAAAAAGCCTTGGCTTCTCTCAGGACCTCAATTTCGATGTCGGTTGGAGTTTTCATACCCCGTCCCTCAACCTGCATGAAAATCTGATATGATTTCAGTTGGCTCTTTAAAATTCTCCGGCCGCAGTTCTTCACAGGTTGTGTGGGTTTTCAACTCCCAGATTTTCCCCTCATCACCAGTCTCCAGATTGGCTTCTTTTCTAGCTATTTCTTCTGACGGGGCTATAACCAGTTTTGCATCATAAGCGTCATATATCACATGATCAGAGATTCTGGTTAACAACCAAAACTTCATTTTCTTTTTCATCCCTTTACCTCCTCATAAACGCCCAAGATCGCGACCTCATACTGGATCTCCTCAAGAGCCTTCTCCTTGGCCTCAGCAGCGGAATCTGCTTTCAGTTCCAAATATCCGTATTGGTCATAATCAACAGTTCGGTCAGCTGACTTGATCGGAGCCACAGCCACGACATAGTTTTTCATCCCGTCACCTCCTTCTCAATTCTCCTGCAGGTCTCGATCTCACCCTGAGTTTCAAGTTCAAAGCAAATGACATATACGACGCCGTCGTCGATTCCGTTGATTTCGTAGTCAGTTCCGACCTGCTCCTCAAACTGTGTTGCAAAGGCATCCGCTTGAACAGGGGTCATCATGCCGGTTTCATATTCCATTTTTTGTCGCCTCCTTGAATTTCTCCAGAGCCAAAAAATAGTCCAGAGCCACACCGGCGCCGGCTTCTGTGTGATGAACTCGACCCCGCTCAAAAACCACAGGCACGACGGGCCCACCAAACTCGTCGCACTGGATTTCGTGATAGGTTCCGTCGCCCGGACAGACAAAGACATAAGACGTGTGCAGGCTCTCGGTTTCCGAGAACCCGGTCAACGGCACAGGATATCCAAGCTTTTCCAGTTCTTGAATGAAACGCCAGCCGTCTTCCATCGGATATGAGCACCAAGCAGCTCCTTTGTCTTCATAAGGCTGAATATCCTCGGCGTAGTCCTCGACGTCAAGGCCCAAGGCCTTCAACTTGGTGGCGTCTTCGTCTCTGATTTCAATCCGTGCGTAAATTGAGCTGCTCATTTTACACCTCGTATGGCCAGGGTTCAGCCATTATATGACCCTTGAATATGGCCAAGACGGCATAGTCACGACCCTTGGCGGAAACCACTCCATCAGCCTTGACCACTTCTTTTCTGGCAGCCTTGACCGCGACGTCGACGTTAACCTCATCCACGAAAGCGGTGTAGATGTCAAACCCGAAGTTGTCCGTAGCGTAGTCCGGGCGCTGCAGGATTATTGTGTACTTCATTTCAGACCCTCCTCGCATTTTTGAACGCATGCAGGACCCGGCTCAAGGTCTCAGCATGTCCCCGGAGCCAGATCAAGGTCTCGGCCGCGGTCGCACCTTTCAGAGCGTTGGTGCCGTACCAGCCCTCGAAATCAAGGATAGCCTGGTGCTGGTCGGCTTCCTCTTTTGAATTGAATTCCCGGCCGTCCGACGTCTTATACGACGTCACCGTCGACGGAGTCCTAAACTTTAATAGTGCCGCCATTCTTGACCTCCTAGCATTGGTTATCCTGCATTAAACGAAGCACAAATCACACCTTGTTTGGTGCCTTTCACAGCCTTCCCTAGAAACTTGACTATTACATCATCTGGACTATTGCACCAAGCATCAGAGGGTTCACTAAACACTTTTGGCAGCCCGGTTGAAGGGTCCATATGTTTTGCGATTTTAGCACTTTTTGCTGCAACAACTGCAGAATCAAAAGTCTCATAGCCCCAATTAGTCGATTGCGAGATTAGATACAGTCGCATTCTTGACCTCCTCAAAGAATTTTTCGTCACTCCAGCTTTCAGTGTCGAGTATAATCCTGAGCCCGATCAAGTCATTAACCATAGTCAGGTTACTCTCCAAGCAGGTCGGGATCGTGAATTGATTGATGGCTCGGGTCAAGCTCTTGCGCTGCTTTTTGAGCAACTCCAAGTCCACGTTTTTAATGATCAGATCGGACATCAGGTTACCTCCTTCAGAAAGCAATCTTTCAAAGTGTTCCGGCGGATTCTGACTGTCACATGATCCCCCAGACTCTCCAAGCACAAAGGCTTCAGCTGAGTAACCAGGAAGTGTGACCGGCCTTTGCCGTCGGAAAAATGGATCGGCCGGGTTTCGATCTGCATCCCGACTTTGAGTTTGAACACCTTGCCCTTGGCAATATTATCCCAACACTTCCGACGCCACTCCAAGGCATACTCGTGGGCAGTGGGCGTGAGCAGGTTCAGGATCCGTTCCGGGCACTGAGCCTCGCATGGACCGACGGATTCGTCCATATCCTTGTAGCCGGTGTCGTAATCGTCTTTCGGTCGGTAATCCAAGAGAAAGACGTAGGCCACGACATAGGGGTCTTGACCCGCCCGGGTGATCCTCACCGCCATGTAGGCCGTCCTGAACTTGACAATAGCGCAGTCGAGCATCTCCCATTTTGTGCCTTTGTCATTTGTGCAGTCGGTCTCTCCTCTGAGAAATTCCTTAATCGGTTGCGTTCCGCGGTGCGTGTATGTCCAGCCCATATTTATGCCTCCTCGGTTGCTTTCTTTATTGCATCTTCGATAGGCTGCTTGTTTTTGCTGCAGATTAGGAGCGCACGAGCCAATTTACATGCCTCCAACAAGTCAGGAGCAGCGGCCATAAGGGTAGCGTGTTCCTTTTCGTAGGTTACGGCAATATTGTTGCCTTTGTCGTCGACGACCAGCCCTTGATGGTTTCCTGTCTTTGCTACATGCCACATAATCAGATCCTCCTATTTGATTTGACAAAGCCCAGCTTCGATCAGGCCTATTGCCATCCGCTGATACGACCCCTGCAGTTGCCAGACGATTCCGAAATCGATCAGGCTTTGAAACCCCTCGATCACGGCGTCTTCGTCAAGCCGGCCGTCTTCGTAGGCATTAATAAAGCTGACGACGTCGACGTTGCTCATGCTCAGATCTCCTCTTTTAACTTGATTTCTGTTTCTTCTCGGATTTCTTTCCAGTCGATTTCTTTTTCATCCCTCGGTAGATCCTTGACCCAGTCGTCAAGTTTGACACAAAATTCAGAGCAATATCTCCAGAATTTACTTGGGTTGAGAGTCCCGTCTTTTCGAAGAATTTGTCTGGCGCCGGGGAGAAATCTGGGTTCTTGCATCAAATACAAGGCCATCATCCACGTTCCTGCATTTGTCCAGCCTTGATATCGAATTTCTGCCTGACGTTTCTTTTGAGCCTCATTCCGGATTATCCAAGGTTTGTGCCCGGGGGTATGCCCGGCCGGAACACCATAAGGTTCAAGATCAGAACTCCAGATCTCCCGCGGGTACCAATCTGTTTCCCAGTGGCACCAAGGCTGGGAATACCCATCAAGGCGAATTTGCACATTACCAACTTGGGATTTGTTACACTTATCAGGAGGGGCGTCAACGACTCGCCCCCACTCTCCTTGGGCACAATACAGATATCGATCTCCAAACAAGCTTGTTTTGAAAATGTTTCTGGTGACCCTGACGATGTCGCCGAGGTGGAAGAAATGGCCACGGCAGCCATCTGGGTAATACGTGGTTCTCATGCCCGCGCCCTCTTTCGATTTGCTTCCATGGTAAAGACCTGAAATTCGACTACGCGCTGGCCGGTGGGCCGAAACGTGGTGACCGCCTTGACCGGGCGCTTTCTCTTGTCCTCAAAGTACTGTACTGCACAAACCTGACGCTCTGTTTTCATTTTGATTCTCCTTTTTGTCTGGGTAGTTTTAAACTACTGGTTACCTAAACTATTTTCGAGTTCCCGAAGTCGATCGTGCTCCCAAGGTGTGGCCAGCTTCCCACGGCAGGCCCGACGTAAATAATCCATCTCGCGCAGGTTGTTTATTCTGTGCATATGCCCAATAGCGTCCGGGTAGTTTGCAGCCATGTTGTGCCAGTCGTCGGCGGTTAAGTGTGGGAACATCGTTCACCTCACGCCGCGGCAGTGGCCAGGAGTCCAAGAATGAGCAGACCCCGGGCGGTTATCGGATAGGGAACGCCGCCGAGCGGATACTCGTCGTAGCTCCAAACGAAATGGGGAACCACGTCAAATCCGCGTTCCGCCATGCGATCCACCCAAGGTTGCGGCAGGGCATTGTCGAACACTTTCAGGCCTTTTGATTTTGCAACTTCATCTTTTGTCGGCATGGTTCAGTCCTCCTTTAGTTTCCAGATCAGCCATGGTGTGGTGCGTTCTGTTGTGAAACTCGTGCCACCATCTTGGAAGGTGTGCATAAGCTCTCTGTCAAAGTGGCTGAAGTGCCTGGGCAGCCATTGGGCGACGGCGTAGTCCTTGACGTAGACCTTGGCGTCTGTAGCCAGGTCGGGCAGGGGCGCTGTTTCTTTGGGGAGAGGGAACTCGTGCCAATAGAGATCGGGATAGAGATCCCGGTGATCAAATTTACCCTTAAGATTGTACCATCTTTTGAAATCTTCCCTAAAAATGACCTCGATATCGTCGACGTAAATGTTACTGATCACGCCCCAGCCCGACGTCACTGACCAGACTTTGTCACCAATCTTCACATTTTTGAATTTCATTTCTCAACCTCCTGGAATAATTGATAAATTATGGAGTTAAATTCAATTCGAGCAGCGTCCCAAGCAGCATCCCGAGCAGCGTCCCAAGCAGCGTCCCAAGCAGCGTCCTGAGCAGCGTCCCGAGCAGCGCCCCGAGCAGCGCCCCAAGCAGCGTCCCGAGCAGCGCCCCGAGCAGCGCCCCAAGCAGCGTCCCGAGCAGCGCCCCGAGCAGCGCCCCAAGCAGCATCCCAAGCAGCGTCCCAAGCAGCGTCCCAAGCAGCGGCCCAAACAGCGTCCCGAGCAGCGCCCCAAACAGCGCCCCAAACAGCGTCCCGAGCAGCGCCCCGTAGGGATTCGTCAGCTGTCTTGAGGTAGTTTAGAACTACCTCCGGGCAGTTGGGACAGAGATGAATAATGCTCAGAGCTTGATCACAGGCGAAACGCCGCAGGAGTTGAGTGACATTGATAGATTGCAGGATAATGCGCTCGCGCCCGACCCATTTGTCGATAGGATTTCCATGCGAAATCATTTTTCCTCTGAGTTTGACATGGTGAAGAATGGCTCCTGGAGCAAATTGTAAGGCGTCAAAAGGTTCCTCGCTCATATGCAAACCGGATTCGCAGGGGATGACAGCACCTTTGTGCCGGAGGATCTTCCCGACGTCAGGAATGGTTGAGCCATCTCGAAGGGTGTTATTTGTGAAATGCCAGCCGAGTTTTGTTTGCATTGCAAACCTCCTCTTTGTTAAATTTCCCGGAAGTATAGGTTTTGTCTATAGCACCGTAGACGTCTTCGCATTCGTAAACTTGTACGTTTTGTGCAACGTCTGGCGTTGGCGTCAGGCAGTTGAGGATCATCCCCAGGGTTAACCCCAGGGTGAGGCTAATAAGGATTGCTTTTAGCATGCTGCCTCCTTTCATTCTGAGCCAGACATCTCTGGATCTTTTCTTCTTTCTTAATAGCAGGGTCTTCCGGTTTATAATCTCGACGGAATTCCCGACGTTGACGTTGCTCTCTTGTGGGGAATTGGATGATCATGATGTGGCCTCCTCTACTTTGAGTCTGTGACCATTCTGATGAGCTGCTCACACTGTTTTTGTCGAGCAGCGTCCTGAGCAGCGTCCTGAGCAGCGTCCTGAGCAGCGTCCTGAGCAGCGGCCTGAGCAGCGGCCTGAGCAGCGTCCTGAGCAGCGCCCCAAGCAGCGCCCCAAGCAGCGCCCCAAGCAGCGCCCCAAACAGCGCCCCGAGCAGCGGCCTGAGCAGCGCCCCGAGCAGCGCCCCAAGCAGCGTCCCAAGCAGCGTCCCAAGCAGCGTCCTGAGCAGCAGTTAATTCTTCTGCAGTGGCCTGCCCGTGGGCAAATCGTTCAGCAACGTTGCAGGCAGCAATACTGCGCGGATCCGGATCTTTGATAAGTTTCAAGGCTTCTCGGGCACACCAAACTGCAAAAAGTCTCAGTGTCTTCGAATCAATGGCCTCTTCCCTGAGCACGACCCAAAGCCGATCCTCGATAGGAACGTTGTCAGCTCTGAGGACGTCAAGAGCGGTCCCTTGCCAGTCCTTGGGGATGAACTTGATCGGGTCATAACATGGATCCCAAGAGCAAATGAGTTTGTACGTTAACGTTTTCATAGTAGTGGTCTCCTGTTTGGTTTTAAAGGTCCCCTCTGGGGGCTGGAATGACTCTTCCTGCTCTTTTTGGAATTTTAGGGTAGGGTGGGCTGGGTTTTGAGTTCCAGTTCGTGTATGAGCACTTTGATGGCCAGGATGAGGTCTCGTTTAATCCAGTAGCAGGCTTTGTCTGTTTCTGCATTGGCATACCTGTAGTAGAGAGACCTTCCACGATTGCCCCAGCAACCTTTAGAATGGTATCGTTGGGATCTTGGTGGTTCAGGATCCCAAACAGTTCTTAATGGACAAACAGGTTCACATTCACAATGTCTTTGATTTGAGCCTACTGTGATGCCAGAGTAGTTTTGAACTACCCACTCGCAGGCCGGCCAGTTGTTGTAATACTCAGGTGTTTGCTGCGGATTATTCGGGGGAAATGTGTCTGAGAATGCTTCTGTGAACCGCAGGCACTCTTTCAGGCATTCTTCGAGTGTGAATTTCATTGGGTTTAAGGTCCTGCTTGAGTTTTGATTCGAGTCCGAATTATGAACGGTGAACAATGGTTTGCCGTCTGCCAGCAATGCCTCCAGCTCGTGAGAGAAATGAGTTCTCAGGTGTGTAGCCTTTGTTACAGTCTTTTCTGAGGACGTATTTCTTGCCGTTGTAGTCAGGATCAAAGACTTCTCCGAAGTTTGGTTGGGAAATGGCCCAACCGAGAAACCAGACGAAATCCTGTGCCCAAAGAGGATCCATTGAGGTTCTGAGCCGCTTGGACCTTTCTCTTATTTTAGTCCAGGTGGTATACATTTCGTGCTTAGTTTTGCAGGTGTTAAAGATGTCTTTAGGCCAGGCACCCTTTTCCGGGCCGATGCAGCCGCAAGACAGAATTGAATGCGGATTCTTGGATCGCTTGGTGAACCTTTTGCCACAAAGGCAGAGTCCGGTGTAGACGTTTTTGTGACGCCGGAGCTGGCTCCAGAAGTTGTATTTGATGTTTTTCTTCAAGTCTTCGGCGTACTCCTTTTGGAGTTCGATTCGCTGGGGATATCTTTTGCAGCCGCAACTTTCAGTGTGTCCTGAAACCAAATTTCGTCTCAAAACTGAAAATGATTCGGAGGTGTTGCATTCACAGGTTACAAGCCAGGCTGTTCTTCCGAGATATCTTTCCACAGTGAGCTTGCCAAACTTCTTGCCAGTGAGATCTTCCTTGAGTGGTCGTCCCAAAAGAGTCTTATTTACGTAAGTGCTTAGAATATCTACAATTGGTGGTTTTTTTGATCCCATGAATGGCTCCAGAGAAGAAAGGGGTTATTAGATAATGATAGAATAGCACAGAGATAACAGAAATACTAGGTAAAATGTCACCCTACCAGGGCTTGGAAAATCTTTACTATATAAAAAAAAATTCTCTATGTACCCCTCGAATTTTTCCCTCGCGAAGGACTTTTTATAGTAGTGGTAGGGTAATAGTAATAAAGTAAAAATGTTAACCTATTGTTAATGGGGCATTTTGAGGTTCAGAAATAGTTCTCTCGAGTTTGGCCAAAAAACTGACTTTTAGGCCCGATGCTCTGTCATTCCTGGCATAGTTTATTTTTTAGCTATTTTTGTGTGCATATGCTCAGAATGTTTTTTATAAAATACTATGTCATTTTTGACACACTTATTTTTTTGATTAAACTTTTGGGCCTGAAGCTCGACAGAAATCTTTTACAAGGTTTATGAGTCTCTAGAAAACATTATGCGACATTGGAGAAGAATTTTTGGGACTATTTCAGGAAAGTGAAAAACATTATGCGACATTGTGGACGTTAACGTCGACGTCTTGAGGATGTTAGGCCGGCCCACTCGCCAAAAAATTTCTATGCTTGACAGGATGAAAAAAAGACTGTAACGTCACGATTGACGTTACAAAACACGAAAAAAGGGGCGCCCAATCGAGCACCCCTTTTTTTATTGTTGACAGGCTAGAAAAAAGTTTGTAACGTCACGATTGACGTTACAAGACACGTCGACGTTTATAGCAACTTCCATTCATCCAGACAACTCCAGGCGAATCATCAGCCGGCATGTTTTGGGCCCTTCCTGAACCTGTCCATTGGTATCTTGTTTGCTCCCTTTTCTGTGCCAGATATTCCTCACTCACTCCTATATAGTGGCGTAAAATTCCACCATGTTGACGTCGATACTCCTGACATTGTTCTTTTGATTTTCCCTCGAAGATTGTCACACCGGCCAGGTCAACGAACCATCTTTCTTTAGCTGGTTTCGGCTGTCTGACATCCTCATCCTTGAAGGGCCAATTTGTTCCCAGCAGATTCCATGTCATTGTGTTCTCCTTTTACTGTCTGGCGAGCTGTTGACGTTGACGTTGACGTTGACGTTGACGTTGACGTTGACGTTGACGTTGACGTTGACGTTGACGTTGACGTTGACGTTGACGTTGACGTTGCTCGGTAGTTTAAAATTGCCTTGTTAGGTCTAGATTACTTTTAAAATTCTTGCGCAGATTAACAGAACAGCTTGCAATACTTCGCCCTCTGTTCTCAATCCCTCGTCATATGCGGTCAGAATTTCTTTAATTTCTGTTATTGCATTCTTCATTTTTGTTCCTCCTAGGTAGTTTAAAACTACCGTCTTGCACACTTTGTGCTATTTGTTACTTCCCGCCTTGCGTTTGTGTTATCGGCATTTCCGATACTCCAAACGCAAGGCGGGCAGGGTGAACAATCACCCTGCCCGCTCCCTCCTCTGAGGTAGTTTTAAACTACCCTGCTACATGCAAGCCACCATGACGGCAATATTGGTGGCGCTGACTTCTTGCCCTTTCTGGGACAGGATAGCACGGGCGCGTTGCTCCTTCTCGTCATGCGCGATAGCCTCGGCTTTTTCGCGCAACTCCTTGGTAGCATCGCGCAGAGCAACAGCCGCCTTGCTGTGCATGGCTTTCATGGTGTCAATGACATGAGCCGGGACACTCTCCCCCAGGACGTCCCATGCATCACTGAGCTTGTCCTTCTCGATGCGCGCAACATGAGCGATGACCGTGCAGTTATCGCCGGCGAAATGCAGGCTGTACGTCTCATCGCTGGCTTTTACCATGGCCAGACCGAGGGAGCGCTTAAGCGACTGTTTGGCGGCCTTTGTTCCGGTAAAGACAGCCATGGACAGGGACAGGTGGTCAACGAGGAGGGCATGATCTTTACCGTACTCGCCAATCATGGCCACGCGTTCCACCGACAACGCTTTGTTGCTCGCTGTCACGGCTTCCCTGTTCACGAGGTTCGCGGCGGTACGACTGAAGTGGTTCAACCAGTCAATCGTCGTGAGGTCTGTTGCTGTTGCTTTCTTTTTCATGATGTTGTCTCCTGTTGTCTGATGTTAAACTACTTGATTGATAACCCTTCTACCTTGTAGGTATCCCCATCAGCGGACTCGACAGGGTGGAGGGTAAACGCTACTGTTACCTTGTCGCCTATGGCGTAGTGTGCCTGGCTTGTTGCCCCCCATACCTCTGACCCTACCTGCAAGCACACCACATTTTTCGGGGCGTTCTCGATACAAGGTCGGACTGTGGCTGTTCCTGTTAACGTCATACCCTGTTGCAATGATGCTATCATTACCGCTGTCAATAACAAGTTGCCCATGATTACACCCCTAATGTTAAATTATAGAAGGATTGATAGCCTAATGCAATTACCCGTGCCAAGTACTTTCCGACCAAAGGGCGTAACCAAACACGTATGTGTAATGGGTTTAGATAGTGGCGCACTTGGTCGGCGTTGGTAGTGTGATGGATTGATGTCGTCATGGCCTAGTGCTCCTTTGTTCTGATTGTTCTTCTCTCTTACTTATAATATACGACATCGTTACCAAGATGTCAACAAATAATTTGTTGTCGATAACTTTTTTTTCTGCTCTTTGTTATTGTATAGCTTAACGTTAAGACGTATACCGCCTACAATGTGGTAGCTCGCCCAGGGCGGCCCACGAGGTACCCCCAGAAACCTGACAACTTTTTCTGCAGAATGTAGCATAAAATTACACCAAGCCCGACAGTAACGTCAACGTCCTCAAGACGTCGGGAGCAGGAGCAGGCAAGACGTTCCCAGACACAAGACGTCTTGACAAACGTCAATAGAAACGCCTATACTGGGCAGTATGAACGTCGACCTCAACGCTGAAATAAACGCACAATTGAAGCGCTGCAAGGACTTGGCTGATGACGCCACGGAAGACGGCGAGAGCCCTCTCAGTCAACGCGCCGCCGCCCTGACAACGCTCAATAACCTGCTCAAAGAGATCACGAAGTCGCAGTTGGAAGTGATCAACATGTCACGGTTGCAAGCACTGGAACAGACACTGATTGACCTACTGCCCGAGTTTCTCTCAGACGACCAGACACAAGAGTTTATGGCGGAATATGAGCGCCGCCTGACCCTACTGGAACATAGGGATGAATGACCTTTACTCCAGGCATTTCACCCGTCTTTCAGCAGGCCTCTCTCGAACAAAGATCAGCCTTTCTGACTATATCACGCGCTACACCTACCTCGGCGTCAAGCGCTTTTCCTATGTCAACCACGAGTATCAGCCCTATATCATCAGCAAGATTAACGCCGACCCCGATATCAACCTTCTTCTCTACAAGTGCTCGCAGTTGGGCGTCTCAGAGGTGTTTCACCGGCTGATTCTGTCAATGATGGGTATTGAACCAGGCTTTTCCACACTCCTGGGCATGCCGTCACAGACTTTCTCTCAAGAGGTGATGAAAACAAGAATTTCTCAAATAGTGAGAAGTTCGAAAGTCCTGAGAGAACTCAGCGATCCACGAGTAGACTCAGCATCCGTCAAGCAATTCATCAACGGCTCTATCCTGTATGCCTTGGGCGCCGGCGAGCAGTCGGGCGAATCTTCCTTGATCAACCGCCCGATCAAATTGGTGTGTATCGACGAGTTGGACAGATGCTCGATGGATATCGTAACTGGTTTCCGTTCCCGGCAGACGCATTCTGTCCACAAACCCCGCATCTACATCTCAACACCGACTTATGAGGGCCTGGGTATCGACGGCGAGAGTGAGGATGCTGAAATTCACAGGAATGTGGTCAAGTGCTGCCATTGCTCCCACCATTTCTTTCCTGATTACTATGAACACGTGTGCTTGCCCGGGTTTGACCAGCCTCTTGAGCTTCTCACCAAGGCCGACGTCGACAGCAACGTCGCTATCAACCTTGACGAAGCGTATTTATTCTGCCCAAAGTGCTTAAAACAGCCGGATTTGAGCCCAAAACACCGTGAGTTCGTCATAGAAACAGCCCAAAAATCAACGATTGAGCGGAAAATTTGTATCAAACTGAGCCCTTTTGACGCACCCGGTTTCATCAAAACACCTGATTTAATCCGCTCAAGCTTTATTTATTCAGACAATAACGAGTTTCGCAACCAGGCATTGGGGCTGCCGGTCAAGGCTTCCGACAGTTCTATCGACAGAAACCTCCTCAGATTTGAGAACGTCGAGGTCCCGAGCGACGCCGTGACTGTGGCCGGGCTTGATATGGGCAAGTTGTGTCACCTGATCCTGCTCTCGATCACCCCTAGCAACCACATCATCGTGCACTCGCCGGAGATCATCCCCTTGGAATTGATCCCGGAAGAGATGCAGGACCTTTTCCATGGCCCTAGCAGCCGGCACATCGCCTCGTTGGTCGTTGATAGCCAGCCCTATACCGACACCGTGAACAAGTTGGTGACCTTGCATCCGCAGGTTTGGTCAGCGCTCTACTCCGTCCCCGTGCAGCCCAAACCCGAACTCTATTGGTTGAAGACTGAAGAAGAACCGGAAGACGCCAACAACCCTTACAAGATCGCGAACAGGGTCGCGGACTACAAAGTGCGCCAGATCACGATCAACAAAAACCCCTTTTTCGACTACACCGCAGGGCTGCTGCAGTCGGAGCAGCTCAAATTCAAGTCCGGACCCTATGACCTGCAGGTCTTGAACCATGTTCTTGATATGCGCAGGATCAGGGACCACAGATACTCTGACATGCGGTACAAATGGGTGAAATCGAAAAAAGGCGCGGACCACTTCTTTCATGCGATCAACTACGGGATTGCGGCATTTAAGCTCATAGACACCATCAATTCTACAGTTATCTTGCCCAGAGTCCTCCTCCATCGCATTAAAATGACCAATCAACTGTAACACTCCCGGCAACACATCAATAAAAATCACTGCATCGCTTGACTTTTTACCTGCTTTCCTCTACACTTATCTCAGGACGTACTAGAGTACTTGACTTTTACAGTACTTTAGACAGCAACTTCGGGAGAGAAAGAGACGACTACGTGGCTTTGAATAACCCTTTCAGCGGGATGCTGACGTCGATCAAGAAAGTAAAGACCAAAGGGCTGGCTCTTCCATCATATCTCCGTTCCGCAACGACCCGCAGTGGCGCCGACATCAGCAACACGACCCCTGATGTCACCAACATCGACCTCACTCAATATCGCAACCTCTCGACCAAGCTCGACGTCATCAAGTCGTTGTCGTATGCGTCACCGGATTGGTCGCAGGCGATCAATTCGTTGTTAAGATTTGCCATCACCGACGCCTACCAGATCGTCGCTTACACCTTCGACGGCAAGGTCGACGTCAACGCCACGAACTACACGCAAGCACTGGCTGCACGGTTTGACTGTCTCCCTCCTGACTACGACGGTTTCTACACACAGACAGACCTGAGGTCAACATCCGAGTCTTTACTTCGCCAACTTGTCACCTACGGAGCTATGTCGAGTGAACTGGTCCTCTCACAGGCCCGAGACGCCTCCCACATTCGGGCCATCTCCGTAAAAGATCTCAAGTTTGAGAATAAAGGCAACAGAGCGGTCCCGTATCTGCAGTTGAACACTGGTGGCGCCAACAATAAGCTGTCGCTCGACTCGCCGCTGTTCTTCTACACGTCGCTCGATCAGGATCTTGATGAGGCCTACCCGATATCCCCCATGACGTCGGCCGTACAGCCCGTGCTTGCTAACGAGGAGTTCAAAAATGACCTTCGCCGGGCGTTCCGCAAAGCAGCGCTGCCTCGAATCAAGGCCCTGATCAAGACCAAAGAATTCCAGGAATCTCTGCCGGCGGCCGTCCGTTACGACGAGACCAAGCTCAAGGCCTACATGGACAACTTGATCACGGATCTCGAAACCAAACTCAACGGCTTGAACCCTGAAGACGCCTTGGTCTTTTTCGACATCTTGGACATCGAGCACCATTCCGCCGGGAACATCAGCTTTCACGAGAATGTGAAAGAGTACGGGAACCTCATCAACGCCAACGTTGCTGCTGGCGTCAAGACCCTGCCCAGCGTCCTCGGCCGAGGTGAGTCTCAAAACGTGGCTTCAACGGAATCAATGCTGTACCTGCGCTATGTCGAGGGCATGCAGGAAAAACTGAACACCCATTACTCAAAAAAATTCACCCTGGCAGCTCGTCTCTCCGGGTTTGACGTCTACTGCAACTTCAAATATGCGGACCCGGAACTTCGGCCGAAGTCGGAACTGGCCACGTTCGAGTCCATGAAACAAAGCACGGTCCTGGAGCGGCTCAGTCTCGGGTTCGTTTCTGACGAAGAAGCTTCGGTTCAACTCACTGGCCGGCTGCCATCAGGGGAGTTTACGCCACTGTCGGGGACCGGGTTCTTCGAGGCGAAAGCGCCGGTGGAAAACCCCTACTCCAACACCTCCGTCTCCGGTGAGGGCGTGACCGCGACCAAAAACCAAAAAGACACCAAATCGACCGCACCCACCGGCACCAAGCGCACCGGCGGGCAGCAGGGGAGATAGCATGAACAAAAACCACTTACGCCGCAAGATCTGCCTGATTTCGGAAGGTTCGGAACAGGAACTGCTCAGCCTAGAGAACCGGATCTTCGAGTTGCAAGGGGACAGTGGGGCCCTTGCGGCGTACTCTCTTCAGCAAGATGAGGCCGAGGAGAAGAAAGAACGGCCCTATCAAGTCCACGAGGGGGTCGCGATCATCGAGATGAAGGGGCCGCTCGTCGCCAGGACGACCTGGATGTCGCGGTTCATGGGGGCCATGTCCTACGAAGACCTCCGCGCCCAGTTCGTTGAAGCGGTCATGGACGAGGAAGTGCAGAGCATCCTTATCGACGCCGACACCCCGGGCGGGCAAGTGAATGGGCTCGGAGAATTGTCCGGGCTCTTAGACAAGATCAAAGGCATCAAGCCCATCGACACCTACGTCGCTGGCGGACTTCTGTCCGCGGGTTACTGGGTGGGGGTGACGGCTCGGAAAATCTACGCATCCGAGACAGCTTTCGTCGGCTCGATCGGCGTCGTGATCACCCACGCGTCCTATGAAAAAGCCTACGAGAAGGAAGGGATCAAGATCACCAAGATCAAGTCTGGTGAGAAGAAGCAAGTAGGCTCTTCCGAGAAAGACCTCTCTGCCGAGGACAAAGCATACCTGCAGGCCCAGGTCGACGACTTGTTTGGCTTGTTCAAGAAACATGTGCTCGCACATCGGGCACAGGTCAATCCCGACACCTTTGACGGGTCGGAGTTTGTAGCGGATAAAGCCTTGGCAATGGGGCTTGTGGATAGAGTTATGACGTTTGACGACGTCCTGGCTCATATTGTTACTCAACGTGAATCCAATGGAGGTTCAACTATTATGAAGAAAGGTTTTACAGCAGAACAGGTAGCGGCGGCAGCAGCCTCCGGTGCCAAGCTGGAGGATCTCGAGCTTGCCGGCGGAGGAGCGGATCCCGACGCCGAGGCTCTGGCTGCCAAGGAGAAGGCTGAAGCCGACGCCAAGGTCGCTGCTGACGCTGAGGCCAAAGCTAAGGCCGATGCTGAGGCCGCGGCAGCCGCTGCAGGCACTGAGGCTCCACCGGCAAAGGCTGAGGGTGAGACAGTATCTGCCTATCTCGAGTCCCAGCTCGCGAAGTCGGCCGACAAGATCGCTGATCTGACGGTCGAAAACAAGGAACTCAAAGCCAAACAGGCCCGGACTGAAGAGGTCCTGCCCAAGCTGAAGACCATCGTGTCCGAAGCCATCAATCGGATGCACGTCGCCCTGGGCATGACCAGGACTGATATGGCAGCCATGGATGAGGGCGCCCTGATCAAGCAGTATGAAGCGACTTGCGAGCAGTTCAGCAAGACGTTCAAGACCGGGGGCCTGACCGCAGGTGCGGATATGCCAGACACCGAGAAGAACAAGGCGAAGATCACCAACATCGACGAAGCTCGCTGCAAGTCGGTTGGTTTGTAAATAAAACACGAAATTTCCAGGAGGAATTGAATCATGTCAAAGTTTACTTTCAAGGCAATGGTCGCTGAAGGCGACCTGACAACCGCCAAACTCGGAACCGGCACTGTGGCGGCTTCCGGCGACCTCAACGGTAACGACATCGGCAAGCCGGTCAAGCTGACCGCGGCCGACACCTACGGCCTGTGCTCCAATGGTGACCAGATCGACGGTTTCCTGTATTCCGTGGAGTCCTACACCGCTGATGGCTATGCTGTCGGCACCGTACAGCTGAGCGGCCGGCGCCGGGTGGAGCTGGGCGGCAACAGCGCCGTCGGCACCCTCGTGCAGTCTGGCACCAACGCGGCGCGGACCGTGGCGCCGACCAATGGCCTGGGCGTTGTCGTCGAGCACACCCATGTGACAGCGACCCGCAAACTGTGGCGTGTAATCTCCGGGACTGGCCTGTCCGGCGACACTACCTGCATCATCGAGAAACAGTAACTCATCGAGCCTATTGGAGGGCAAACAAAAATGGATAAGACAAAGGTATATTTCACCGATGCAGCAGGGCTTCGCCAGGAGGCGTCTTTTGGTCCCAGCCTGTACCGGGCCGCCATGGACAAGAACATGACGGTTCGGCAGTACATCAACAGCGAATTCCCGACCGCGGCCGACGCCAAGCACGACACCTTCGTGCAGATGTGCGCCTCGGCGGGCCTGCAGTTTAAGCAGGACAAGACCCTGGGCGTCAACAGCGCCCCGCTGCGGGTTATTCTTGACGGCCCGGTCAGCCCTGATGCCGCCGGCATCACCGGCAACACCAACCCGGTTCAGTCCCGCATCCTGTTCCCGGCAGCGATCCTCGAGTACATCGAGAACGCGATGGCCGTCGACCGCACCTCGGTCATCTCGGCCTTTGACCAGACTGTGGCCCTGACCACCACCGTGCCCAATGCCCGCATCGAGCGCCCGGTGATCAGCTATGCTGGTAAAGACGGCCCGCAGGACTCCCGTTCCCAGGTCATCTCTCAGTTGACCAAGCCGCCGGCGATGTTGTCCATCACCGCGTCCGAGGTCACCAAGAAGATCCCGACCCGGTCGATCGGCCTTGAGGTCTCTGATGAGGCCCTGCAGTCGACCACCCTGGATCTGGTTGGGCTGGCCCTGCGCCGGCAGACGGAGGTAGAGGGCTATGCTATGGCCGGCGAGGCGCTCATCGATATGCTGAGCGGCGACGTTGACAACGGGCAGTCTGCCCTGTCTCAGGTAAAAGCTGACACGCTGGATTCTACCATCGTGGCGGCCGGGGCGCTGACTCAGTCTGCATGGGTGCAGTGGCTCTACACCAACCTGCAGTCCCGCCAGATCGACTGGGTCTTCACCGACCTGGCCGGCGCCCTGGCCATCGAGAACCGGACCGGCAAGCCGGTTATCACCGGGGATGATCCCAACAGTCCGCGGATCGACACCATCTTCAACATTGCCTTCCCGCAGTTGGTGAAGAATGTGAAGATGTTCATCGTGCCCTCTGACTGGGGTTGGACGGCCAACACCATCATGGGCATTCAGAGCGCCTACGCCATTCACAAGTTTGTGAATTCCTCGGCCGAGTATTCTGCCATGGAGCGATTCGCTCTGCGGAAGGGTCAGGGCCTGCGCTTTGACTTCGGCAATATGTACGAGCGTATGTTCGACGGCGCATTCTCCGTGCTGAGCTTGACGTTGACCTAAACTTACACCCCGAGAGCGGGCCCGACGTCGGGCCCGCCTTTCTCAAGGAGTCATTATGGCAAGGTTGAAAAAAGAAGACTCGGAAACCTCCGAAGCGGCCCCGGAGGAGAAGGTGGAGAAGGTCGAGAAGAAGGTCCGGCGCTTTGTCGGCAAAAGGTTCGCTTATTACCACCCCTTCCAGAACAAGGCCATCCCTTTGGGTGGCGACGGGGTTGTGTTGGAGATGGATAGCTGGCTGGACTGTCAGGTCAAGGCCGGCTATATCGTTGAAGTTTAGGTTGAGGGACTCCCTGTGAATATCACGACCTATACCAGCTATGCGGAAGTCAGGGCAGTTCTGGGCGTTTCTGCCTTGGAACTCACTGACACCCAGCTGGCTCTTGGTATTTATGGGGAGTTTCTTTATCAAGAACTGTCTTCGATCAGTGGCATCTTGGCGCCGGACACGGTGTCCAGAAACCTGATCGAGCAGTTTACTTTTCTCTCAGCAGTATCTTCCGTAAGCCCGAGCAGCAGCCCAAGCAGCAGTGTGAGCAACAGCCCGAGCAGTTCAGCAAGCCCAAGTGCTTCTGTTTCGGCGAGCCCGAGCGAGTCGAACAGCACCAGCCCGAGTGGCTCAGTCTCATCGAGTCCGAGTGCTTCTGCTTCAACTGCACCGGTTGCACAGCCGACGGCAAATCAAAGCCTGCTGCTGAGCTACATCAGGACCTTTGCCACCTATACAGTGGCGGCGAACGTCTCCGGGTCGATATCACTGCTGGCGCCGAAGACGATCTCCGACGGCAAGGCACTGACGACACGGTTCTCTTCCGAGCGTACTTTCGAGGCAGTAGTTGCTGATGTCAATTATCGAAAGTCCGATCTGAAGCGAAAGATCCAAGATTTGTTCGGAACTACGCTGGCAGACAAGTCCTATCTGGGTGTGGTTGCTCCGGCGATTGACGTTGTGACCAACGCGGCTTACGAGTAGGGTTGCCATGGACTTGCGAGACGCCGCCAAGTTCTTTGACAAAGAGATTTTCAAGGACTATTACAGCTCCTCGACGTTTTACGGGCAGGTTGGCCCGTTCGCTGAGAGCACCAGGTCAGGGCCGGCAACACCGCGGCGGGTCTTGTCGGTGGCGCCTGACGTTTCTATCCCGGCCCGGAAAGTGGTCAAGATGGTCAGTTCCGGCCGGAATTACATCGTCGGGATCCTCAACGAGGACTACTGGTTTAATGGGGTGATCCGGAAGAAGTATCCGATGATCCCAGTGGATACGCAGGTACGACTGGGCAATGTCGGAACGCACCTCGCCGGGTCCGGGTACTCATCAGACGTCTTCATGTTCCTGACATATGTCCGCCGGGTGCCACTGGAGGAGGAGTCCTCGCTGTTTTACGCCGGGTATGAGATCCACTTCTCGGCATATGAAACTGTTGCCAACGACAGCATCATCAAGTTTGGCAACGACTATTTCCGGGTAAAGGTGGCAGCGTCAATCGACGGCGCCGGCTTCGGGATGTGCGAGGCGGTGAAACTGGAGTCGCCGATGACGACGGTGACCTACACGAAGAAGGGCACGGTTTACGATCCGGCGACGGACACGCACGGATCAACAGTGCTCGCGGGGGTAGCAGCCTTCATCGAGCCGACGAGGTTCAACTTCCTGTTCACTTACCCGGCGTTTGAGAAGGTCGAGCCAGGCGACAAGACGGTCTCAGTGCTGAAGACAGCTGTGAACGCGGCTAAGGCTGGGGACACAGTTGATGCACGAAATGTTTTGGCAGTACGGGATGCTTCGACGTACTGGGTTCTTCACTGCAGGTAAGGGCTATGGCTGGAGTCTTTCTCACCATCAACACAGATTTTAACGCTCAGGTAAAGCGTGAGATCCGGGAAATGGAACTCAAGCTGGGCCGGGTCTTTTCTGGCATTGTTGAGGAGGCCTTTGTCAATCTTGTGCTGGAGACGCCGCAGTATTCAGGAACGATGGCGGCATCGTGGAATATGACAGTGAACAGGGCCAGTTTCCGAGTTTCCGGAAATTTTCCTTTTCCGGAAAATCCCTATCAGAAGGGGGATCTGCCGGCAGTGATGGAAGCTCTGGGGAAGGCACAAGGGAAGTCAAAGTCGTTCAAAGACCGGTTCGAGGCCAAGGGCTGGACGATTGAAGTGGCCAATGGAGTTGACTACGCCTCGAATGTGAACGACGGAGACATCAAGCTCAGATCAGAGGTCGGGCACAGCCCGGGGTTTGTGGAGCAGTTTATGATGCGGGTGCAGGGCGCCGTGGCTTATTCTGATTCTGACTGGAACTACTATGCGAATACTGACTTTCTCGGGATAGGTGCAGCATGACGTTTGAAGAGTTGAGAGAGACGATTATGGCGGCCTTCCAAGCTGCGCACGATACGTCGTACCCGACGACTCTAGTGGACTATCCGAACCGGCCCAAGGTCGACGTCGAGACTCAGGTTAATCCTTGGGTCAGGGTCGAGCTGGCGATCAATAACCAGAAGCAGTTGTGCCTGGGCAGTGATTTCACCCGGGTGAGCGGGTGGTTGTATATTGTGACGAATGTTCAAACTGGGGAGGGCACGAGGTGGCAGACCCAGTATACGGATTTTTTAGACACCAATTTCTCGCTGAAGACGATCAATGAGATCCTTTTCAGGGAGCTTGTCCCATTGCCAGGGGTGAGTTATCCGGCTTGGCACACGGTTCGGAATGTGCTGCCATTTACTTTTGAAAAATATTAACGGAGGATCTTAAACATGCCTGCTTCTGCAAGTGCTGCTCAAGTACGATACCTTGAAGAAGTTGTCCGCGGGACAACTCCTTCCGGGAACCCTACTGAGATCAGGGTTACTGGTGAGTCCTTAAACCAGAGTGTCGAGTCTGCCGCCAGCCAGGAACTCCGTGATGACCGGATGACTCCTGACAGTATTTTGACTGGCGGTCAAGTTGGCGGAGCCCTGAACTTCGAGATGTCGTTTGAAACCTACGACACGTTCCTCGAAGCTCTGCTTGCCGGAACCTTTGCCACGATCGGGACCGACAGTACGGACCCGGTGGCGGATGCGACGTTCTCCTCAACGGATAACAGTCTGAACTCTGCCGGCAACAGTATTCCTTACACCTTGATTGCTCTGGGGCAGTGGGTTCGAGTAGCAAGTGCCAGGACCGCGGCGAACGTTGGTATTTATCGGGCGTCAACGACTGTCGCTGCTACTGGTGCGAAGCTGCGGTTTGACACCGCGGTCAAGACGGTGACGACTGATGCCGTAGCGCATATGGCGACTATCTCCTCGGCCCGGCTGAAGAATGGTGTAGCTGCCCTACGGACATTCTCGATGGAAAAAGAGTTCACTGATGTCAGCCAGCACTTTATGTTTACCGGGTGTGGTGTTGAGTCAGCCAGCCTTGACTTCTCGACGGGGTCGATGCTGACCGGGTCGTTCAACTTCCTGGGACAAAGTTGTACCCGGGCGACCGCTACTCAGTTCCCCTCGGGGCTGGGTTCGGTAGTTGCAGCGACGACTTCACCGGTTATGAACTCTGTACAGGGGACCACGGTTCTTCTGGACGGGGCATCGCTGGGTGAGAGCTGTGCTGAGTCGTTTTCTCTGAATATCGGGACAGGGCTTCGCGGCATCCGATGTTTGGGCAGTGGCCTGGGGTTCTCAGCCCTTGTTCTGGGTACCTTTGAGATCACGGCCAACCTTAACATTTTCTTCGGGGCGGCGTCTTCGGCTGCGGTTTATGACAAGATGATCCTGAATCAGCCGCTGTCGTTCGCGATCGCGGTCTCTGATGCTAACGGTAAGGGGTATGGGTTCAACCTGGATCGGGCGAAACTGTCCAGCTGCGAAATCGTGGCCGGTGGGATCAATACCGACGTCATCATGAACCTGGGCCTGACGGCAACGATCGACACGGTTTCCAACGCGATGATCAGTATTGATCGTTTTGGTGACACCGGGCCGAGCGGGGCTGCCAGTGCGAGCCCGAGTTCTTCTAACTCTTCGAGCCCGACGACAAGCCCAAGTTCGAGTGTGTCGGCTTCACCTTCATCCAGCCCGAGCGCTTCTTAAAGTACTCAGGTTTTCAAAGCTCAACAAAAAGCAGGAGGCCTCAGGCCTCCTGCTTTTTTTCTTGTTCCAGAACCCTGCCAAACAGGTCGTGTCCTTCGATCAACCGTTGAAGTACTGCTGAGTTGTTCAACCCGGTCTTGTTACAGATCAGCGCGAGCTTTTTCTGATGAAAAGGTGTGAGGGTTATCTGCACTATTTTGTTATCTTTCTTAATCGCCACGCTTGACCTCTCTAGTAAAAGTTAATGACTCAATGACTTCTTTATATACGATTCCACTTGATATTGCAAGTTGCATCTGATATCTTTAGAGTAACTTTAACCCCTCTATAGGAGATTGCAGTTATGCTCGACATCGACAAGGTATTCGGTTTTGACGAAAAGATGGCCAAAGACGGCGTGAAGATGATCCTCGACATCAAAGGGGAGCAGTTCTTTCTCGTGCGCCGAACCCCTAACCCGGACTACGAGCGACAGCTGGGCCAGGAGTATCGCCGGTATGAGAAGGTCCTTAAGCTGAAGACCCCTGAGTCGGAGGAGCTGTCTCAGAAGCTGATGGCAGAAGTCTTGGCCAAGACCGTGCTGATTGGCTGGGGTGGAATCTCGGTCAAGGGCAAGAAGCTGGAGTTCACTGTCGAGAATGCCACCAAGCTCCTGCTTGACTACCCAGCGCTGCGGACGTCAATTATTGACTTCGCTCAAGAGGCCAGCAATTTCCGGCCCACGGACGACCCGGCTGAAATAAAAAAGCCTTAATTCCTTACATCGACTGGTCGGTCGAGTGGGGTGAACACATAGCGGTGCTTGAGAGTGCTGCCAAATCTGGCAACATTCCTCAAGCACTTCGAAATCGTCCAACAGTGGAGTGGTGGCACATTTCACTGGTACATGACTTTTCAAGGCTTCACCAATCAAGAACATATGGCATGTCTGGGGCTAATCCCCTTGACTTGCCTTCTATTATTGCCTACAATGAAGCAGTCAGTAAAGAACCAATGGAGTTCTTTATCGACATCATGCAGGAGTTGGATAGCACTTTTCTGAAAGCTGAGAGAAAAAAGGCCGAAAGAAAAGGTAAAGCGAAAAAAGTAACTAACTCTTCCAGTACCAAGGGCCGGAAATCGGGGCGGTAATTAAGTGCGAAGAGCTCACAAAATAAAGTTAAAGCCAAACAATAAGCAAGCCACTTTCTTTAAGAAAGCCTGTGGTGTCCGACGTCTGGCTTTTAACTGGGGTCTGGCGGAGTGGAAAAGACAATACGAAGCTGGGGAGAAGCCCTCTACCTCTGGAATCAGAAAACAGTTCAACGCTTTGAAGAGGTCAGATTTCCTGTTTGCTTATGAGACTCCTGCAGGAGTAACTGCCCAAGCGTTTTCTGATCTTGACACTGCCTTTAAGAACTTTTTCAGAAAGACGTCAAGGTACCCAAGATTCAAAAAGAAAGATCAACGAGATGCTTTTCGATTAGATAACCAAAAATTTAAGCTTGATGGTAAAAGTATCAGGATACCAAAGTTGGGCTGGGTAAGAATGCAGGAGTCTCTCAGACTCTCAGGTAAGCTCTTATCAGCAACGGTGAGTAAAGAAGCAACAGGTTGGTTTGTATCTATCTTGGTAGAGATTCCAGACGGTTCTGAATGCAGCGATAGCCAAGTGTATTCAGCCGTTGGCGTTGATCTCGGGATAGATAAATTGGCAGTGCTCTCTAACGGGAGAATTTTTGAGAATCCCAAGACGACAAAGAAATATGAAAAGAGACTTCGACGGCTCAATAAATCCCTGGCCAGGAAAAAGAAAGGTAGCAATAATCGAGAGAAAGCAAAAAAGAAGCTGGGCCTTTTGCATTCTAGAATCAGAAACGTCAGGAAAGACGTTTTGCATAAGTTGACGTCATACCTTGCTGATAACTATTCAGACATATGTATAGAGGATCTGAATACATCAGGAATGGCGAAGAACCGACGTCTTGCAAAGAGTGTTCAAGACGCCTCTTTTTCTGAAATTAGAAGGCAACTTGTTTATAAATCTATCAGAGTTCACGTCGTGGGGAGGTTCTTCCCAAGCACAAAGCTCTGTATGAGTTGTGGTCAGTTGCATGACATGCCGTTAAATAAGAGAACTTTCCAGTGCTCTTGTAATGGTGTCTCTATTGATAGAGACCTTCACGCAGCTCAAAATATACTACGGGCGGGTTGCCCGAACGTCAAGCCTGTGGAGA